GTGGACGAAATTGCGGGCGTCTCTGCATCTAGCAAGGAGATCAACATCTGCACCGTGCTGGCCGGGCAGAAGCTTGGAATCAAAGCAGTCGACGGAGCCTGCCCCGGACTTGATCCGGGGTATTGGCTCGTCAGCTTCATGCACGATGATCTGGGGTATATCGACCTGGAGCAGAGGACTTTGCAAACCATCGACAACCCGTTCGGCACGAGGTTGTCACCCATGTCTTAAGGACGAAGTGTTACCCATGTGTCCGGGTCGGACAGAATGGGCCGAAATAAAATGGCGGAGAAGAAGGGATTCGAACCCTCGATACCGTTTCCGGTATACTCCCTTAGCAGGGGAGCGCCTTCGACCACTCGGCCACCTCTCCGTTAGGGCCTAGCTATTGCCAGGAGCCCATTATTGCAAGGGAATTTTTGCAGAAAATCGACAAGCGGTTGATTTTATCAACTTTGCCTATGTGACGTGAACAGACGCGAACATTCATCCCGATTGCGCCTCGTTCCGCAAAATTCTCGCAAAATTTGTTCCTGATTCGTTTGTTGTCAGGCATTAGAAGGCCTCGATCAGGGAAGCTCGAATACCGCCGCTTCATCCTCTCGCGGCCTGACTCCTTTGAACGAGGCATGCCGCAGCTTCCAGTCATCAGTCCAGGCGCGATACTCGACCTCGGCGGCAAGCACCGGATCGACGAAGACGGCACCCTTCCTCCTGAGGGCCACCGCCGGCGCTTTCGTCACCATCCCCTCGAGCAGCTTGCGCAGCTCGCGCGAAAGCTCATGTGACCAGCCGGTACCGCAGCCGCCGACATAGACGAGATCGTCGCCCTTCCGCGCCGCGAGAAGCAACCGGCCGAGATGACTAGGCACCGTCGACGGCTCGAAGCCTACGACCACGAAACTATCCCGGCGCTTGCAGGTGATCTTCTGCCACCACTCGCCCCGACCTGAGCGATATGGCTTCTCAATGTGCTTGGCGATGATGCCCTCCAGGCCGTGTTGGCACGCGACGCGGAAGAATTCATTGCCATCGGCCTGGACCTCTTCCGAAAGGCGAACCGCACCTTCCCGGCCGGCGACGAGGGGCTCCAGCAATCGCCGGCGCTCTCGCAGCGGCAGCCGACGCAGATCACGGCCGTCGAGATAGAGGAGGTCGAAAGCATAGAAGACGATGGCGCCCGCTTCGACTGCCGACGGCAATCGTCCGAGCGCCCGTTGCAGCATGCCGAAATCAGACCGGCCCAGATCGTCGAGCACGACCGCCTCCCCGTCAAGGATGGCCGTCTTGACGGCGAGCCGCCGAGCGTCGTCGACAATCGTGGGAAAGCGTTCTGTCCAATCGTAGCCGCCGCGCGTGAGGATCCGCACGCGGCCGGGCTCGATGTGAACGGCAATCCGGTAACCGTCCCATTTCACCTCATAGGCCCAGTCCGGCCCCTTCGGCGGCTTAGTGACGAGCGCTGCAAGGCAGGGATCGACGCGAGCGGGCATAGGATCGATCGGAGGGGTATAACGGGGCTTCTTCGAGGATGCTTTGGTCATTAGCCCATTAACGCACAGGCCCGCGAAAAGCCGAATTGACTCTTTCGGCTGAGAGAACATATTAGGAACAAATGCAATGGATGGGTAATGAAATGAGTGACGAAGCCGGAGCGAGCACGCGCAAGGAAACGGTCGTGTTTGAGCACTGGTGCGAGCATCCCGGCTGCAAGAAGTGGGGCAGCCTCGGCTTTGCCTTGGGGAAAGAGGAGCCGCGGTGGTTCTGCGCGGAGCATCAGCCCGAACGGAAGTTAAAGCATGCCTAGAGGCGGAGCATGGTGGCTCTCGGAGCGACTGGCCTGGACCAAGATCCGAATCAAATGCGAGTGTGGAGTAAAGAAGCAATACGACGCACGACAGCTTTTCGATCGCATAGGTGACCGGAGCATGCCGGAGTTGCTCTCCGAATTCTCCAAAGCGATCGGTTGCCCCAAGAGCGGTAATCTATACCGCGACCGCTGCAAGCTCAGATATGACATGCCATCGGGAGAACCGCCCGTCTCTCGAAGGAGCCGGCTGGCGATGCGGCCCCAGCCGGCGCCCCTGAAGAGATTACTTTCGCGAACCTTCCCGAATGGTGCGACGTGCTTTGCAAGTGCCGGAGCTGCGGCCGCATCGATCGACTAAATCGGCGCGCTCTGGCCGCGCGCTTCGGCAAAAGACAAAGCATCCTTCAGTTGGCGCCGAGAACGCGATGTAAGAGGTGTGAGAACCGAGACGGCAACACGATCTTCATAGGAAAGCCCCGGCAATAAGCCATCGCCAGGCGAAGGAAGCGCTTGGTGATGATTGGCAAGGGTGGTGGCCGGATGACGATGATGGCGGTGGAGACGACAGCCCCCTTCCCCAGCAGCTACCGGAGCCCGCCTGAAAGTGGCCACCCTCGAAAATGGGGTTGTTCCGGAACATTCCACCCAACACGCGGTTTGAGAAGCGTTCCTATATCAGTGGATGTTCTCCTCTGAAATGTTGGCTTAGCGGACAATCGCACAAGTCGACCAACTGCAGCGCTCCTTTTCGGTTAGGCGGGAGCGCTGCTTTTCTTGGTGCCTCTTAGCTTTCTACAGATTCATGCGGAACATACCGTCGCCAGCAGGGTTGAGCGCGATAGACGGAGACAGCCGAATGGACCAGCTCAACGTCGCTGGCATCATGATGCTCCTTGGCATCGTTGCGATATTTGCCATGATTTGGCTCTCAGCCTGAGGAGTAAATCGAGGCTGAGATGCAGCAGTTAGATTAGCCGTTGAATCCCCAGGAAGCCGTAGATTGCGATCACGAGCAGAAGGACGACCAGCAATAGAATGATTATCGTTGATGCTCTCTTGGTCATGCCAAGGAAATAAGGTCGTACAACCTGTTTGGAATAAGACTGAAGTCTTACGCTAACGAGTTACTGCACGCTGGGTCGGTCTGACGACCTCCATTGGCGGCCTGAGGCGGGCGATCGCTTACCGGAGCCGGCCTGAAATTCGCCGACCTTGAAAAATGGGATTGTTCCGGAACATTCCAGCCAACACGGTGTTAGAGAGGCGTTCCTCATTTTAGAAGGTTGTTTTCTCCCTCTAAATTTCGACTGGCGGACAATCGCACGTGTCGGACAACTGCAGCGCTCCTGATCGCATCTGCCGGAGCGCTGTTTTTTTTAGCAGATCAGAAGCTTCGGAAGGGACCGCGGCAAAACCCCAAGGAAGAAAAACTTGGAACTATCGGCGACCCAAGGAGTTCGTTAGCAGTCGCTGTTTCATGGAGCGGCTACTTCAGCGAGGTCGACTTTATCCCCTTCGCTATTCGCCAAGTCGACCCACCAGGCAGCGCCTCTCGTTGCCCTTCATCGAGGCGCTGCCACCTCACCGCCGCAGCTGAGCGCCGTCGCGCTGGCTGGCCTCGATCCGCTGCAGGATTTCGCGCATCACACGGGTATCAATGGAAAGGCTGTTGAGCGTGTTCTCGACAGCCTTCATTGAGGTGGCTGCTTCGGCCGCCTGCTTCTCCACCGCCGATATCCGGAGCTCGTGATTATCGATTTGCCGAAGGGAGACTTCGGCAGCTGTCAGGCGTTTGTCGAGGCGATCGATGGAATTGGCCTGAGCGTCCTGATTGGCGTTCACCCTCTCCCAAGTCGCGCCCCACGCCACGAGGCCGCCGGCAAAGCCGAACAGGATCACCAGGGTGTTGAGGTTATATTCAAACCTCCATTTCGGAGTTGCGACCATCTTTTCGGTTTCCTGTGTTTCAGACAATCCCCTGCCCTCGTAGTGTGATGCGAGTTACTGCTGCGCTTCACCGTGGCGAGCGCATTCCCCTTTCGTCCAGACCGAAGCGGCACAGATGCCGACGACCGTCCGGTCAATCTTCCATTGATCCGCCGGAGTAGCGCCGCGCGCGCCTATCAGATCAGTGCCCACCACCCGGCGGAGACCGTCGGCACTTGCCGGCGCCGAAGTCCCACATCCCTGCAGGGCAAAGGTCAAAGCGAGAGCGGACATCGTCCGCAGTGCGGCCAGCTTCATTGTTCTGCCTTTCAATGGAGGTTCTGATGTCGTCGCCGCCCTGCCGGTAGATCCAAGTAACGATGGCGGCAACGATGGCGAGAGCGGTGGCGGCCGCGATGAGGCGAGGAGTGGTAAACATTCACGCCATCCCCTCGACCTGCTTCGCCACCGCCTTACGGTCGGCGTTCTTCCGCCAGTAGAGGAAGCCGGCAATGCCCCCGAATGCGACGAGGATTAGGAGGAGGTTTTGCCACGGTATGCCGCCGATCGCGGTAAGCAGCGAAGCGCCGCCGCCGATGACAGACGGAGTGATGACCTCTTTCGACTTCCACCACGGCGCATCGAGGCTGGGCGGCGTGACAGGAACTGGGACCGGCTTCTCCTCCGTCACTGGCGCCGCCTTCACTTCGGGCCGTGCCGCTTCGCCCGGGGTGAGCGCCACAAGCGCCGTATGCATCGCAGCGCGCGTCTTCGGTCCGACGTCGCCGTCGACCTGCAGCCGCTGGTCAGCCTGAAACTGCAGGACGTTGTTCGCGCGATATCCGAGGAGCACAAGCGAGATCCGGGCCAGCCGGTCGAAGCGGTCGGCCAAGCCGTTCTTGCCGCCATTGATCTTCTTGGTGATGGTCTCGGCGTCGCCCTCGTCGGCCCAGCGGTTCAGATCGCGTGTGTCCCAATAGAACAGAGGCACCAGGCCCTCCCACGGATCGGCATTGACCGCGTCCGGATCCTTGACGAAGTCCGGGCAGTCGAGACCAGCGGCGCGGCACCAGTTGCGGAACTGGCGGTAGTTGTCCTTGCCGGTCAGCTGCATGCCGGTTCGGCCGCGGTAAAGGTACCCGTCGCCATCCTTCTCCGGCGTGTTGCCGAGATCGGTGCGCATGTCGTAGCGCTGCTGCGCCGGCGTCGGCCCCCAGATCTCGCGGTCATAGCGGAAGTCGCCGCTTTCATGCATGAGCTGGGCGAAATACTGGGCGAGCCGGTGCGGCCGATCCATGCCGAAACGCTCCCCGTACCTGTCCAGCGCCACAAGTACGGACGCGAGGTTGCTCTCGTTCACCTTGCCCTTTGCGGCAGCGCGAACGTGCTGAGCGGTGATGGCGCTCATTCGTTTCTCCTGATTTCGTTGGGGAATGCTCGGCGGGCTAAGCCACACTGGTTAATGGCGGCCGGCGATGGTCCGGCTTAAAGTGACATTGGTCGCTCTAGCCCCTCGCAGGCGGCCGGGAGGCTCGTCACCGGCCGCAGCCCTTGACGGGCCTCGCCATTGATCCACATCAATGGAAATGGGACTCGGACATGGACGATAGCGAAGCGAAAAGCGCCGGCCGGACAGAGCCGGCTTCGGCCCTCTCAGAAATCGCGACACAGCGCGCGAATTCGAAACTTTTGGACTTTGCGGCGCAGCTTGCCGGGCTCGCCGAGGACCTCAAAGCTCTAGCGGCAAGACCGATCGAGCCAACGCCGACATCGGCCGAGCCGGACCCCTTTTAACCGTTTGATTCCTTTGGTTGCTCAATCCCAGTGCCGGTCAACTTGGTGGAACTTTTCCCTCGACGCACCCGTTGAGACGAATTGGCTCTCAAACGAAAGCGAACACCGCCATGAATGCGCAGAAGGCAGGAATGGCCCGGTTGTTTTTGGCGGCCCCAGATCTGCGTGCCAGCGCGTGGATGATGAACAGCTCCGTATTTCTGAAGCTCTGCGTGGCTTACGAGCATGCGTGTCTGCGCCGCGACGGCCTTCGATGCGCCGCCGACAAAGACGACGAGGCCCTGATTGGATGCGAAGCTGAGTGCAGAAGCCTAGAAGCTGCCGCCATCACTTACATTCGGACACAGCGGCAATTCTCCGGCGTTCGTTGAAAGTGACGTCTTCATCGAAGCAACGCCACGACAAGCGAAGCGACACAAGCGACGGCGGCGAAAGCTGCGATCCATTCTACGACCTTGACGCGTTCGGCAGTGCGCATCGCACTCCTCCTTGGTGCGCCCCTGGAAACGAAACGCTCCGCAACAAAGATGGTTGCCATCATCCCTGAACACGAGTCGGGGCGACGGGAAGAGTTTCCCGAGCCATGTTTCACCTAAATTCACTCGACCAGCATCGGAAACCGTGACCATATGGTTGAGCCGGAGCCGTCGTTCGGATCACGAAGAGGCAAGCACAATGTCCTACGATTGGGACGGCAAGCGATCTCATCGGAAGAGCGTGATCAGGTTCCTCGCCGCGCTAGCGCTGCCGGCCATATTGCTCAGTTCAGCGATTGCTGTCGCCGAATGGGCGAGAGACCCAACTCCCACAACTGCGGCCACTCGAACGCCGGCCGTTCCGCGATGAACTCTCCTACGCTCGGCTGCGGGGCTGTTAAGCTTAGCGCAAGGCGCTGCAGCCATCTTCATGGCGCCGTCAGTCACGCCTCGTAATCATGGCTGCGGCTGGACCCGTGATCCCGCCCGGATCGCGGGTCGGGTTCGTTAACGGCTGCGTGTCTGGGGTATTGATATCTTATGAAGACAGTTTTGATTTCCGGGTTGTGGTGGGTCTTGGTGTCTCATACGCCGACCTCCGCCACGACCCACCGTGAGCTTATGGATTGCGTGACCACCGCAATTGTAGAGCGGGCGTCGGCTCCAGACTGCCCGACTATTCCGCGGATTCGTCGTGAGATTTTCGACAACCTTTGCCGGCCGCAGATCGATGGTTATCTTCAGACCAAACAGGCTGAGGCTCAAGCGAAGGGCTATGGGCCCGAGTGGATTGGGTTCCTTAAGGAATCAATGAACGAGTACATCACCAAGCTGGTCGATAGCTCCGCTCCTGACGTCCAGAAACGGGCTTTCTGCAATTAGAGGCCTTCCGTGGCTGCCCTATCGCAACAATCACCCCGCTTTTGCGTGGTTCATTTACCTTGTGCCCTTGCCGCGCCGAAGGTGCCGGGTTCGTCCGCAGGCGATGCCCCAAGACGAACAGAAAGGCCCCTTCTCTCGCTTGGAAAGAAGAGGCCGGCGTCTGAGCGTTCGAATTCACAGACACGCAATCTTTAGTTGATTACGTGAGCTAAGCAATATCCCTCGTCCGCACCGCGTCGACTTTCCCTGCGTCATTTTGTCTCGATAAGCCGCTCTCTTGGTGCGCAAGAATTCCATTGCAATCATCAAGCGAGTAGTGGAATAGGTGCACGCCATTTAGCGCAAATTATGGGGCAATTTATTTCAAATGTGGATCTCTCTTACGACTACTAAACAGAAGCGAACGCTTGTGAACCTCAACTCCGTTCTGCACCTGAATGAACACCCTACCGGGACACAGATCATCTTTGCCGCGAATGCAGACAGGGAGGACGGCGGGCAGGTTCCGATAGCTATCTATGTCCAGGAGTCCGTTGAGGCTATCGAAAAGGTGATAAAGGCGCGTAGGCCACGGTACTGATGCCACATGCCAGTATGAAGGCCCGCCGTTACAGCAAGGGCAGCTAAGCAAATTACAAGATAACACCGCGCCTTATGGACCTTCCTTCATTGAATTTCGCTTCTGCGTAGTATTATGTGCCGCCACAAGGGGGAGTCGAAATGTCTCAAGAAATTCCGGAAATGGGCGGTCGTCGCATCGGCGGCTTTCTGCGCGATTGGGCGAAGCACGCGCCAGTCAACACGCAAATCGTCGAGTTGGGTACCTGGCTCGGTGCTGGCACCTCTCAAATGGCGACTGGACTGCAGTCGAGAGCCGACGATCACAACATCAGAATTCATACGTTTGACAGCTTTACGATGTCCGCCAGCAGCGCTGAGAAAGCTCGAAAGCAGGGAGTCGAGTTCAAGGAGGGCGACGATACATTGCCTTGGGTTCGCGAGGCGCTGAAGCCCTATGAGCCGCTGGTCGAGTTCCACAAGGGCATGCTCGATGAGCAGACGATGTGGACGGGAGAACCTATCTCGCTCTATGTAGACGATGCGACTAAGTACCCCTACACGTTCTATCTTTGCCTGAAGAAATTCGGCCCGTCGTGGATTCCCGGCAAGACGATCGTTGTGCTCATGGACGCGCTCATCTACCTGAAGAAAAGGGACCTGCCGGCGAAGAACATTGCGGACCTTCGCATCCAGCATGACTTCATAACCGAGCGTCCCGACAGCTTCACTGAGGTCGAAGGATTTAAAGATACTTCAGTCGCCGCGTACAGGTATGAAGGCGGTGTGGATTTCGGCGCCCTCAAAATGCCTCTTTCCCCGAACCAACGTCGCGAATTGAAAACCTCCCGCATTTGGGCGTAAGGTCAGGAATGACCCCTGAAAAAGAAATGAAGGATGAGCTGCTGGTCCGCCTCTGTTGCGGCGACCGCTGCATGTCGGGCGTTGGCGTTGATGATCGTGAAGGCGGATGTGAATGCTGGACATACAGCGAGGAAGCGGACGCTATCCTAGCCGACGCCGAGAATGAAGCCTCCGCGAAACTCATCGACATCTCGAAACGGCTGGCACCAGGCAGGCAATGGCTATACCGGACTTGATTGCAGACCTTGCGGCGCTGAAAGCCCCAGATCGGAAGCTGGATGTGTCGATCGCCCTGGCCACAGGTTACCGCCGCAAAGTCGACGAATCGAGCGGCGAGCGGAAGGTGACCTGGTATCACGAGACCGATCAGAAGACGGTTGTCCCGAAAATCCCGAAGTTCACCCAGTTCATCGGCGCCGCTTACGACCTCATGAACATGGCTTGTCCCGGCCGAGATGGCGGCGTGGTGTGGACCTCGGAAGGCGGTAAGGCGACACTGGACGGGGCTGGCACCTGCGTTGGCGCCAACCCGGCGATTGCCCTGTGTATTGCCGTCCTCACGATCATTGACCGGAAAGGTTAAAGCCCGAGCGACGGGAACCGCTCCGCCACCATCGCCTCCAGCGACGCCTGCCAAGAATTGTTGTCCGGTGCATGCGTCGTCGCCACCCCGCACATGGCGATAGGCAGGTTGCGAGCGGGGTTGATACTCATGCCGTCCGTGACGTCATACTCGCCGAACCACGCCATCCGAGCGCTCGGGAACCCATGGGTATAGGCGTATTTGCCGTCCGCGGGAGTGCCGCCGGTCAGAAGCGCACCATTGGCCGAGATGCTCATCTCTCCCGGCGACCCATGCTTGTAGTTGAACTGCACCAGGTGGAAAGTAGCGTCGTCCAGCGTTTGCGAGATGCGTGTCTGGTAGACTAGACCGTCGGATTCGGTTCGGACCAGCACAAGGTCGGTAGGGCGCAGGTGAACGGTAACACCACCGCCATTGTTGCCCGCGAGCGAAAACAAGGGGGCGGCACTGTTTGTGCCCGCCTTAGCGACAGCCCAGACGCACAGGTCGCCCGTAGCCACAACGGCATTCCCTGACGGGGTAACCAGCGCATCCGCTGTCGCTCCGCTGCTGCGACCTTGGACAACGGGTTGACCGTCCGGACCGCCTGTTGCGGAGTAGACGGGCAACAACGAGCCGTAAGGTACGAGATCGAAGCCATTCTTTCGGTCGGTCCATATACCCTTGTCGTTTACGTGCTGCCCATAGTTCGGGTTTGGGTCCCACCAAGCCCTGGTTTCCTCACGGTTAAAGAAAGCAAGCTCTGCTGCCGTCGGCGCCGCGGAAACTGCGCCCGCGATGCGAGACTTTGCTGTGGACACATAGCTTTTCGTTCCCATTGTTCGCCTTTCTCAGCAGGATATCGTTTCGAGGAATGCGCCGATGCGCTTGGCAAGCAGCTCGTTGCCGGGCTCAGTGCGCGCATGTAGGCCATCGTCGAGGTAGACCGTGTAGGTTTGGAGGTTGATGCCGCAATTCCGGTAGAGATCGAGCGCCGGGATCTGGACCAAGGCCGCCTGATCTCGCTCGGCATCCACGTACTCCACGAGGTAATCGCCAAGGCCGTTCGGAAAGTTGGTGGCATCCTTGTTGTCGCCGGCCGCCTGGCGCTGTCGCCACATCGGCGTAACCATCACAAGCTCGAGGTGCGGATAGGCGGTCAGTAGCCGCTCAATCGAAAGCTTGATCGCACCACGGAACGTTGCCCCGGTCGCATCCGAAGCCGTGCCGATCGGGACGTCACCACCGAAATCGTTAGTGCCATAACCGATAGTCACGGTCGAAACGGCGTTCCAGTCGATTGCAATCAACCGATCGAGTGCTGCCTGGTGATCCGTCAGAGTGGCCGCCGCGGTCGTCTGCGCGCTGAAATCATTAGCGAGAATTGCCGCGGCGAGTTGATACATAGAAAACTTGTCATGATTAGCGTCCGGATGCTGGCCCATCCGCTCGCCGCCGAATCCGACATTAACCGCACTCTTGAACCCGAGGCGGCTGGCAATTCTATCCGGATAGTCAGAGAACGCCGTGATTGAATCCCCGAAGCAGACAAGCAGCCCGCCGCTGCGGCGATAGCCAACGACCCGCCCGTCATCCAGTATTCCAGCGAGCGGGACACCGGCGGCGTCCGGGAAAGAGTGCGCGCGCTGGGCGACAAATGGCAAATCTATTGCCACGGTCTCGACGCTGGTCTTGACGTTCTCTGTAGTCGCGATCTTCGTCGATCGGTCGGTGGCCGATGGCGTCGGCGCTACCGGCGTTCCGGTAAAGACTGGCGAGTTTTTCGGGGCCAGCACACTCGGATCAATGACATCGCCCACGCGCCGCCAGCCGGCCGGTGACACGCTCCAAGCATATTCGCCGCTGTTGGATACAGTTCCCCCAACAACGGGATCAGTGTGGGTGCCACTGTCCGACGTCGGAACGCGACCTGGCTGGCCCGCCCGGGTGCCTACAATCCCGGCGAGCGCAGCCCAGGTTGTTCCGATCACATAGCCTTCGGCGGCACCCTGAGCGAGCGCCTTCGCCTCATCGACTTGGTCCTGGATCGTCCCGCCGACAATCTCGCGAACTTGGTATTTGTCGGGTTCGTCGGGATTGCCGGTCGGGCCGTCCGCGTACACGGTGTTAAAGGCGTCCCGGATTTCATTTGCCATTTAATATCCCCATGCTGAGGTGCGCCGACTGCTGGCGCGAAGGGTTGTTACTGATCAGATAATGGTGACGTTCAACGGCCCCGAAGGCGGACCCTCGACGCCCGAGACGTTGAGCGGCAAAGCGTAGTAATCCCAGACGCCTTGGGGGGCACAGGAGACCGTCTCCGCAAACATGATGACGTCGTCGTATGAACCGGCGAAGGAGGCATCGCCCAGCACGACGAAGGTGTTATTCCCGGTAGCGGCGGTCATCTTTTCGAGATAACTGCCGTTTGCTGTCCTGCCCGCCCCATTGACTGTCGTCGTGCCTGTAAAGCGGAGCCGTGCAGTTCCTGCCGAGTAGCCCGACACCGTTGAAGCGAGACGATAGACAGTGCCCGCGACGAAGCTCGGCGCCTGTGTGAGGCCGGATTGCGTACCCGCCGTCTTGTTGGCTTTGCCGCCACTGATTGTCCAGCCAGTCCCCTTCGCCCAATCGGTGTCGGTATCAAACCCGCTGTTGGTGAGCAGGTTCGTCCTCGTGGTGTCACCGTCGGTGAACGAGTAGCCTGCCGAAGGTGCAACGGCGCGCGTGCCGACAAGGGTCGCGGTGTCTGGATCAAAGGCCGAGCCAGCAGCCACCCTGTAGATTTGCACCGTCCTGACATGCGAGTCGTTGCCGGTAGAGAACGAGAATGACGCGTTTCCGAGCCGAGGCGACGATCCAGTCAGGGCGAACGACGTAAGCGCAGCAGGAGGGGTCGGATCTGATGTTGACGTGACAGTTTCCGTCACGGACCAGTTCGAATACCGCCTGTTAGACGCGATAAACGCGGCTTGGATGTCGAGGACCTTATCGACCGGTACATTCCCCGTCGAAAGGTCGATGTATCCGCCCGATGGCTCCGCATTTGGATTCGGCTGCTCAACCCACGCGCCAGGGGTCCCGATGCCGTCCGCATCGGCTACCCGGTAGCGAACGACCGGCGTCAGGCTCCCGTCCTCCGGATCTATGATCACGACGCGGATATAGACACTTCCGCCACTTGCCTTGGCCTGAATGAGGTTGATGACCGGCGTCGGGATATCCGAGGCGTTAACCGCGGGAGGTACCGGCGGCTGCTGACCCTCTTCCGTTGCCGGATCCCAGTCGTCGATGCCCTCGGGATGCTCGATGAAGTCCATCGTGAAGCCACCCTTTGTGAGGGCCACGATGGATCGGCGGTTCTCAACCAATTTCCCGTCGAGTTTAGGCAGCCGCTTGGGCGTATCCAGCAGAACCCACCGCGCATAGACTGCGTTGATGCCCGAGAGCCGGACGTCAAGGCTGCCTTTGACCTCCTGGCGCTGGCGCAGCCAATCGCGCTTGCCGAGCCGCCGTGCTTGCCGCCACTGGTGGCACCATTCGTAGCTCCCTTCCATCGTGAGGACGCGACCGGCTGCGATCTGAGCGGCCGTGTCCTCGAAGAAGTCCGTGTCGCAGCTCGTGTAGTTGGTCGCCGGATAGGTGAACTTCGGCACGAGCCGATTGCACTCGTCCTCGAAAAGAACACCGTACTGGACGTTATGGCCGACAATATCGGCGTCGGTCAGCGTTGCCGTCCTGCTCTCGCGGAACTTGCCGACGGTCAGGATGCGGGCCCCGTCGCCCCTAGCAACAAGGTGACCATCGCAGGTGGCGAGGATCGCGTTCAGGCCCGACTTCGGTCCGTTCTCGGTCGTATCCCAACCGTTGCACTGGTAGCGCTTTTCCGTGCCGCCGCCGGCGAGAGGAACGTCCTCGTCGCAGATGTCGGCCTCTTCTTTCCAGAGATCGATAACCGGCAGGAGCGCCTTCTGATAATTGAGGCCGAACCCGAACTCGTTGAAGCAGAGATGCCAAGCCAAAATGACCGAAGAATTGCGCGTCCAGGTCCAAGTGCTCGGGTCGGTCGGGCTTTGTGCCGGATCGCGGAAGTCCCAGCAGTAGGCGCCATCGATCTCAACCGATGGCGAAGGTGCGCCGTACGGAAACGCCGTCTGCTGATCCTGCGCGTCTGCATTATGCGCCCGCATTGCGAGCGAGGCCTGTCCGTCTCCGCGATGATCGTTGGTCCAGATGCCGTCCGCGCCCAGTGCGGAGACGAGCTCGGCATAGGGCGTTTCAGGGTTCGCGCCGAGGCGGGTGTACAGCCTGACGTTCGCGGAACCCGCACCGTACCGGCCTCCCGTCGTCAAAGGCGTGACGACATTGTCGACGACCGTCACCTCGTCGTCGTTCAGGTAGAAGCGGTTGAACGACTTGATCCGGTGGCCGGCGATAGCCTGCACCGAATAGAGGTTCGAGCCCTTCGCCTCCCACATCATCCGCGCGCCGGCAACTCGAGTGCGACCCACGGCATAGATGCGGAACGGTATCGCCTGGTTGAGCGGGGCCCTCCCGTCTTCCGGCTTTGGTGGCTTCGGTGCTTGCGCTAGAAGCGCCTGCAGACCGATAGAGATGGCCGTGGTCGCAATCGCGGAAGCGATCGACGCGTAAGTGATCGTGGTGGCGCCGATGGCGAAACCGCCGGAACCAAGGACGGCAGTGAAGATCGGCGTGAAGATCGGATCAAACAAAACTTCACTGTAGAGCGACGTCGTGGAGCCCAGCCCATAGCGCTGCAGCATCATGCGATGATGGAAACTCATTCGTTTCGATCTCCATCCGGCGCGCGCCAGGCTGCAACGTGATCAAGTTTCTTGGCGATGACGCCGGACGGGGCCAGCAGGGCCCAAAGCGGTCCGAAGCGGACAGCGCAGACTTCCTTGACGCCGGCCATGCCAGCAGGAGCGAGCACAACGCCGACGTCACCGTCTTGCAGATCGACGGTGCGTACAAAGCCGAGCGGCTCAAGTGCGGCCGCAGCGAAGGCAACCAGGCCGCCGGCCCGGGCCAGAATGTCGTGAGCGCCTTCGGCCGTGCTGTATGTGCCGCGATAAGCCGCCGCGGGATCGACGCCGACGCTCTCGCGCAGCCACGTTCCACAGAAGGTCGTGCAGTCATCGCCAGCAACCCCGCCCCACCTGAATTGGTGTGGCAGGGCAAGAAATTCTTGCAAGGTCATGGCAGTCCTTAGAAATTCGGCCAGACTGGCTGAACGCCCCTGGCGAGCCGGCTCACGCCGTCGCAGAACTTGTCCGTCGGCGAGATCGCCTTCTGATGCGGGCTGGACCAGACCGAACGCGCTCCCCGGGAACGGGTCGCCTCGCCTGTGACAACGGCGAGAGAAAGCGTGATGCTCGGGCTATCGCCCTCCTCCACTGGCGGGCTCACTTCTCCGGTATGTGACGCGGTCCCGGTCCAGATCGGGATGATGCTGCTCATCGGCTGGAAATACCGATCGAGCGTCGTCAGACCCATTTGGACGGCCGCGCCGCGCACCGGCGGCAGGCTGTCGAGCATCTTCGCCGAAGTAGTCGGATCGAGACCTGAAAGCGTGAACTCGACGCTGTCAGCGGTACCGTTGACCAATATCTCGAGCGTTGGCACGCCGATGAGGCGGCCGCCACCAAGATAGACCGTTCCTGTCGGGTCGATGCTGTCGAAATTGGCCGGGATGTCGTTGACCCCGAACCAGAGATGCAAAGCAGGATCCGTGTCGACCCTGAGGAAGATGCCGAGCTGATGGCTGCCGCGCATCTCCTCGACGATGTTCGATGGGACGAACTCCATCAGAACGCCTCCGTAAACTGAAGCGTCGGCCGCGAGTGATACCAGCCTTCATAATCCCAGGGCAGCGTGAAGCCGCGAGGGAACTTCATGACGCACATTGGCCGCGCAAGCTCGACGCGAGTTCCGGCGGTCACCGCCTCGCGCAACGGAGGAGCGATAGCAAGCGTGTAGACCGGGTTGGTTTCGCTCGTCTTAGAGATGACCTCCCAGTATCGATATGCGCGCCAGCCCTTGGTCGAGTGATAGATCGAGAACCAATCCGACCAGCGCAGCGGCCGTGCGGCGCCGTAGACGCGCATTTTCAGGATGCCGGCCCCAAGGCTCGCCGCCTCGGTGACTTCGCCGTACACTGTCGCCTGGCTGTAGCCGGAACCGTCCGAGAAGAACGAACCGTCGGAATGGGGAATGCCCTTGATGATCGGCCGCTTCTTGCCGTCGATGACCGGAAACGGTCCGATGCCGTCATTGATGATGGGGACGTTGAAGAAGCGATAGCCGCCGTTCCCACGTGCCCCGAGCCAGTTGATGACCTCGTGCCGCTCTGTGTCTTCAGCCTGCAGGACGCACCGCTCATAGACGGCAGTGACGATACCGCCGCCGCTGGTCTCGATGCTGATCGACTCCCCGACGCCATTAACGCCGCCGTCGATCGCTGACCCGGGATTGTCGAAACTCGCCCGGGTCGGCCGTAGATACATGATCGGTACAGTCGGCTGGTTGATGTAGACTGCCATCCATCAGCCTTTCTGCGCTACAAATCGCTTCTGCGTTTCACCGAACCCAACGCGGCGCTGCTGCTCGTTATACTGAGACAGCGCCTGGCCGACGCCTTGCCGGACGAGGGCGCGAACGTGATCATCTCCATTGGCTCCGATCACATTGACGTTGAGGTTAGCCGGGGCGCTGCTGCTGTTGCCGTTGCCGCCCATCATGCGGGCGCTCCTATTGGTGTCGAACACCTGCGACCCCCGCGGGAGGTTGACCAACTCCGGACCGCGCTCTCCAACAACCGACAGGCCGCCCGGCGCATAGCTCGTCCCGTCCGCGAAGAGGCCGATGCCTCCGCTCCTCGCCAGTTGGCCGGACCCGGAGAAGATCGTTCCGGATAGGAACGAAAGCCATCCGGAGCCGCCTCCTGCCCCGCCGGTCGCAAGCGACGAGCCTACCTGGCTGAGGCTGTTCCCAAACTGGCCGAGACCTTGGGTTGCCTGCTGCGCCGTCCCGCCGAACTTCGCCAACGCCGCTTCTGCACCGTCGAGCCGGCCGGCGAAGTTATGAGCCCCTTCAGGGTTGCCCCAAGAGAAGCCGGAAGGGCGCTCAAAGCCGGCGAAAGCCGCGGTCGCGCCCCGGACATCCTTGGCGCTTGTCAGCGCCTGCCAGGCGCGGCTTTCCGGGCCCATGAGTTCGCTGTAGGCGAATTCATGCTGCGCCAGGGCGTTGCTCAGGTTTCCCTTCCCGCCGATCGCATTGAACAGGTTGTTCCTGCGGTCGTTGTGCTGGTAGAGCCCGAAGGCGTTGCCGCCGTCACCGACCGCCAAGGGGTTGAACGCGCTTTCGGCCTTGATGTTGCCGAGGACGCCGGCGACTTGATGGTCGGCGAGCCCCTTCGACTTCCAGAAGTTCCATGCCAGTTCCGCACCGGATCCCGAAACCGGACCGAGCGACGAACGCGCCACTGCGCCGACTGGTGCAGCAAACGAGCCATTGTCGTTCGCGGCCCCACCAAGCAAGTTGCTTACGACGCCGCCGGCCGCAGAAGCCTTTCCGCTTCCGCCGGTCAGCCAATTGGCCGCAGCGGTAGCCAGTTGATCAAAGATGGCATCCCAAGCCTTTTCGCTGGCCTTCTGCGCAGCACTCAAAGCCGACTTGACGATGGCATCGCCGATCTTACCGCCATTCGCCCACGCCTCCTGGTGAATGCCATCGAAGAAGCCCTTGAACGCGTCCTTTGCTTCCTCCCGACGAAGGCCCTGGCGGATTGCATCAGCCTCAGGCGAATTCAGGTCCTCGTTGAAGCCGTAGCGGGTGAGCGTGGTCGCAACCTGCCGATCGATGGCGCTGCGCTCTGCCTGGCGCTCCTGAAACGAGATGTCGAGCCAGAAGTCAGCCTTCGCCTCGGCAGCCTGCCGATAGGCTTTCGTGACGTCGTCGACCTTCTCCTTCTGCGTTTCGAGCTCGAAGAAATTCGGCTTCTGGCCTGGTACCGGCACGGCCGTCAGCCGGCCATCGGAGTTGAGGATGGTCGTGGCGTCCGGGTCGCCGCTCAACTCGATGTTCGGTCGGCTGGTCGGAACACCCGGGTTGCGTGGCATGAAGTCCGCGGTGCGCATCGTCCTGCCGTTTTCGGTGAAGAACGATCCGGAGATGATGTCCTGAACGTTATCGGCGCCGGCGATGCCCGCAATCCAAGCAGCGCGCGCTTCGCGTGAAGCCTCGATGCTGTCTCGGATCGACTTGGTAATGAGATCGAAGGCGTCCCGGAAACCGAGAACAGACTTGATGCCATAGCGGTCCACCGCTTCAGAAAGGAAGCGCTGAGCGTTGTTGATGTCCGCTATCGATGCGGTACCCTCATCGAGGCGCTCGCGCAGGTCACCGAAGGCCTGCGAGAAATCCCGGATAAATGCGGGGTCAGCGTCGATGCTGCGGAGGCCGCGAACCGCCTCGGAGAACTGCCGGTTGACACCCTGCAACTCCTCACCAAGGCCCTCTAGTTCCCGGCCGGCCAGGATCTCTCCTGCTTCCCGACCCTGAGTGATCTTGTCGGCGCGGTCGAGCTCGTCGACGTAGGCCTTCAGCTGCGGCGCAGCATCGCCCCAGAGAGCGGCAGCGCGCCGGATCAGGTCGTTCTGCTCTTCGAAGAGCTTGCTCGTCTTGTCGGTCCCGCTTTCGGCCGTCATGAAATACTGGACGAGCGCGGCGGTACCGGCGGTCAAACCGATGGTGACCAGCGAAACAGGGCTGATGAGCGACGCGAAGGCCGAGGCCAGACCAGAGACCGGCCGCTCCATCGAGCCGAGAACGGACGCAAGCTGCGTTCCCTGCTGCAGGCCGATCATGAGCGGGTTCATGCCCATGGCGGCCGTGACGGCGATGTCCTGGAACTGGAACGCAGCATTGGCAGAGTTGAAGCCCTGGCCGCCCGGCCGGTTCGTGTTCGCAGCCTTCACCGCAGCGCCGGCGGCCGTCGCCGACGTCTTCAGCCGTTCATAGGCCTGGCGCTCACGATCGAGAGCCTGCGTCATCTCCTGCGCCGTGATGGCGCCGAGCTTGTGCGCTCGCTGGATTTCGCCAATCGAGGCCTCGTAATCTCGCGTCGCCTTCGCCAGCGGCTGATACTTCAGCGTGAGCCGCTCGACTTCCATCCGGAAGGCGCGCACATGCTCGTCCTGCGCTCCGAACGAGCGACCGAGATCATCGATCGGAGGCTTGAGCCTACCAGCGCCCTGCCCGGCCTTCCCCAGAGCATCGCCCAGCTGCTCGAATTCGTTCTCGAGCTTGCTCACGCCCTGCTGAGTGCGAGTGGCGGCCGCAGTTAGCCTGTCGAGATCAGCTGCGCCTGTAACGGCCGGCGAGCTATCGATCTTGAAACCAAGGGTCGCTTCAGACATCGGCTATCACTTCTTGCTTGGGAAGAGCGCATCGAAGAGGCGCGCGGAGAGCGGACGCTCTGAGACTTTCGGCTTTTCGGGCTCTGGCTCATCCTTCGGCGCCATGATCTCGCGGCGCTTCAGGTCCATTGCCAGGATGGCATCGAGCTGCCACTGCTTGAGGACGAGGCCGCGAAGCCTCGCCCACTCTCCAATTGCCTGAAACCCGAGAGCGTTGGGCCCGTAGCCGTTCCCGGTGCGCTGGCTGTCCAACTCTCGGAACCACCACCAGACTTGCTGGCCAGCGGCGGGGATAGCGAGCTTCTTACCTTCGTGCTGATCGACGATGAGCTTGCAGAGCCGGTCGATCAGCTTTTGGTAAAAGAGCCGCGGCGAACCGCGCGAACCTCTACCTGCTCACGGATGATCCGGAACTTGGTGTAGAGGTTTCGGACATTCTCCTCCGAGAAGGGCACAACACTGCCGCCGATCTTTGGATTCGGTGACCAGCTGACGGTCGCCTTCGCCAGAATGGCGACCAAGCGAGCATCGCTGTCGTAGGCAGGCGCTTCGCCGAGGCTTTCGCGCTCGGCTGCCGCCTTGGCAAAGTCGGCGGCGACATCGCGCATTGCCTTTTGCATCCGGTCGCTATCCGGACCGACTACGCGGATCTTGAGGCCGATCGGCTTGTCCTGCTCATTGAGGATATCGATCTCGATACCCTCCTCCTGAGACTGGACGAGGGCTTCGAGACCGGAAAGGTCGACAAACTCTTCGGCCATTTACGCACCACCTGCAGGAGCAACCGTCAGAACGGCGCTGTTGATTTCGACATTGCCCTGCAGCAGACGAGCGGTGTTGGCGCCGCCGCCGTTCTCCTGGGCGGTCATGACGATCCCGTAGAAGTACTTCGTCGTTCCCGTCGGCGCGGTCGTGGCGGTATGGGTGCCCGACTGCGTGCCGCTGGTGGCGATCGCTGCCCCGCCCGGAGTTGCCGCGACCTGAAAGTCGTTTGCCGACGGGCTGACGACGTAATAGGTGGTGCCAGCCGTGAGGCCGGTCGGCAGCGCGCCAGTCGTCGAGAACTTGACCGGAGTGCCGGCGGCCAGGCCATGAGCGTTCCAGGAGATCACGCCAGGGGTCGCGACGGTGATCGTGACCGTCGACGTTTTCGCCGGCGGCGCGTCGTTGAACAACAGCTTGAACGGATAGTTGTAGGGCGTTGCCTCGGCTTCGATAAGCGCGATCTGCCCGACGTCATCCGGAAGGATGATGAAGTTGTTCTGCATCGAGCCGGCGTTGCGCGTTCCCTTCGCCTTCAGGTCACGGCCGGACGAGATGACGGATTCAGTGATGAGCGCCGCGGCGTCACCGATCGCGCCCATCGTCTGCCAGCCTTTGATTTCGGTAAAGGTGACCGACGAGAAGAGCGCCTCGTTGATGTCCGCGTCATCCGGAACGTTATTCACCGCCGGCCCGATATAGATCTTCGCGCCCGCGACTGGGTACAGCTGAGCCATAGCTCAATCCTTTCTGTCTGATTGCGCTTGCCGAAGGCGCGGAGCGGCAGGGCCAATCAGGCCGGAACTGCTGGCATGCACTGCCAACGGATGGTGACCGGCTGCGCGATGTGCGTATCGCCGGTGATATGAGGCCCGAGCTCCGGATCCTCATTGATGTCTGTTCGGGTGCCCTCAAAGGTGAGCTGCGTTCCACGGCGGAAGAAGGCGCGGACCTTGCCGGCGAAGTCGATCGCCTGAAACATGCCCTGCCCCTTCGGCCACATCACGTTCGCACGCATGAAGCCCTGCCGGATCGGGTCCATCTCCATTGAGATGTCCGTCTCGATTGAGCGGTTGAAATGCACCTCGATGCTGAGGAATGGCTTGGAAGCCGTCGGCGTGAATGCGACGCCCGGGAATGCGATGTTGGCGGCGACAGTCCAGCCGGCGGGCAGAGGCATGATCCGGACGCGCTCAATCAGCGCGCGGAAGATTTTCTCTTCTACGGTTTCGGCCATCGTGCTACCCCTTGGCCCATGGCCGAAAACAAAGCGCTCTCAGATACCGAGGTGCATGACCTCCTGCACGAGGCGCAATCGCTGCTGCTGAACAAGACAGTGCGAACCGAGAACGGCCGGCAGGTTCTCTCCGCCGCGATCCGCGATCTCGATGTCCTTCAAAAGGCTTTGATCATCATGTCCGAGGGGACGGACCCGCTTCAAAACGACCGCGAACCTTCGCCTCAGCTTCCTTGACCGTCTGCGGCCAGGTCTGAGCCTCGGCATCAACAAAGCCGAACCCCTGCTGATTGTAGACGCGCCCGAGGCTGTCCTGCCCGACGAAGCCGTAATTCATGCGCGGACCATAGGCCGCCTGAAATCCGAGGTAGAGCGTCTCTCCGACATCGAGGTTGGAAATGATGAGCTCGATCTCTCCGCTCTGATCCGGATATTCCCTCTCGCCCTCATCGATGCGCGGCATTGTGGAAGTCGATGCCATCAGCGAGTTCTTGAGGTTGCCGGTATCGACCGGGATGCGCCCACCCTCCGCAACCGATGTCCGAACGTTGTTCGCCACTATCTGTGCAGCCGTGCGCAGGACGGCCGCCTCGCGTTCCTTCTCCGCCTGCACCCATTCCGACACCTGTGCGGCGAAGCTCAGATTGTTCTCAGCCATTATCGGCCTCGCGATCTGGCGTATTCCTCGGCGAAGTCGAAGTTATATTCGACGTGGCAGCGGCAACCGATGATCTCGGCAGCTCCCGCGCCGAGGCTGGTATCGCCTGGGAAGCGCATCATAGCGCCCGATGGCGACTGAAACGGCAAGTCCATGCCTATCACTTCTTCAGCATTCAGGACCTGGTGCGTGTGGCGGACACGGCCGTCGCCGACTGAACGCCACCGACGGGTGACAAGGCTTGCATCACGGCCGGCGCGGTCCAGTCCCTGCCGATAGGCTTCATGCTTCGCAGCGTGGACCGAGGATTGCGTTTCCGTCCGGGCGATGGTCTGGGCCCGGAGCTGAACATAGCGGTCCGCCAGACGGCCGGTGATCTTCTGCACGGCGTCGGCCGGAAGCGACTTGCCCTCGCGTATGGCCTTGGCAATCTGCCGATCGAAGCGCTTATCCCGGCGCGTGAGCGTCAGGTAGTGCTTCATGCCCTCGACGTCGCCCGAGAGCAGCGCCGTGCGCGCGTTCTCAACCGTGCGGGCAAGCTGCGACGTCATCCCAAGTAGACCGCCCTCACGGCGACCGGTGACCCGGTTCACGCGGCCAGCAATGTCGAGAGCTATGGTGTTCGGCCCCTGCCCCTTGGCATAGCCTGCTTCGATCCGCTCTCGGGCCATCTGCTTCGTGTCTTCGGTCACATGCGTGATCATCGTCGACGAGGTTTCGCGAATGATCTGCTCGGCACGCTGGTTCTGGACGTCCCACCTGAAGACGACACGGCCGCCCGCCGGGTCCGACAGGCGCGGCATGTTCTTGACGACCAGGAGGCCACCAGAATTGAATGCAGTCCGGATCGCTTCGGAGAGCGGCCGGAAGGCTGCCGGGTCGATGTGAAGCGCCGCAATGGCGCCCTCGACGTCTCGGCGTTCCAGCCGCTCGACGACCTCCTTCAAGACGATCTCTGATTTGATGTCCTCGATCGCCTCGCGGAAGGCCTTCTCCATTGCAGGGGAAAGCTCCTCGATGAGGGCGTCGAGCTGCTGGCGGAGTGACGCCAAGTCTTAAGCCTTCCGAGCGAAATAGCGCGACTGACCAGCAGCAAGCCCACGCAGTCTGGTTTCCTCAGCCTGGCGCATTGCCAGCGCTACGGCGCTCTGCACCTCTGCCTTGATCAACTCGACCGTGATCGGGCTCGGAGCGATGGTCTCAAGCGGCAGGATTTCGCCATGGATGTAGTCGGTCGCCGGCTTCTCGCCAACGAGTAACGCAACAGGAGCGGCTACAGCGCCGCCAAAGGCAAAGCCGAAGAAGGAGCGCCGGTTCACTGCTGCGCTCCCTTCTCGACCTTCTTGGCTGGCTTCTCTGCCGGCATTTCCTCGGCCAGGCCGATACCGATCAGAGCCCGGGCCTCCGTCTCCGGCAAGTCAGCCGTATCCCCGACGCCGCGGCCCTTGTAGTTCTTCACGAAGCGAATTTTCATGGCGGTTCCTTTCACCACTTGGGCCAGTCGACCTTTGGGCCGACGCCGGGTTTGATCACTTCCTTGGCCACCTTGTCCGCGATCTCACGTCCGTAGAGGTCGACCAGGACGGCGAATATCTTCGAAGCAGGCGCTTCCATGAGTTTGTGGAAGTCCTGTGCGGGCACGCTCATGCTGCAATCCTTCCTTGGACGATGAAGACGACCGGCGTGATGCCGTCGTATTTGTTCGGGTCCCCAGCAACGATGGCGTAGTCTTTGCCGTTGGCGGTCACCACGTCGCCGACAGTCGGCTCGATCGAGAGACCAACCGCCGAGATGTAAATCTGCATGTCGCCGGTCTGAATGACCGTCCCGTCGATGTACCGGGCCTCGTAGGCCATCGGCACGAGCGTGGCCGGGTAAGGCGTAGGGACAGGATCGCCACCATAGACCGGGTCCGGCGGCTCAAGTCGGGTGACGACACCCGCCTGCCCGAACTCCTCGATGAGCTCGTGCGCGGTCGCCTGCATGTCGGCATAGTCGAACGTAGCCATCAGCAGCCAACCGACAGAATACCGAGGCAGACAAGGCTGTCGTCGCGCAGGAAAGGCGCCAACATGCCGTCTACGACTGAAATGATAGGGGTGAGATCGGATCCGGTCTCGCTCTCGCTTGACGTGCTCTGATACTCGACCTCGAGCTGGCCTACCTTCTTCCGCTTCACGCGGGTAGCGCCGGAGCCGACAACCGAAAGGCTGCCGGGTTTCGTCGCTTCCTGATAGGCGGCATAAAACGATGCGTGAATGACGGCGGTCGGAACGACGTCGGACGGGATCATCTTGCCGCTGACGATCGCGCCTTCGCGCGGCCAGGAACGCTCCTGCAACGCGTCTGCAACGCTGCCGACGAAGCGGGAGCCGTACACCGCGTCGATGTACTGGCTCCCGCGATTGCGGAGCACGGCAGGCGACGGCGCGCCAGATGGCAGCGTGTAGCCGTTCTCTGTCAGCCACGTCTGAAACGTGCCGTCATCACCGTAGCCTGCCATGGATTAGGCCTCTGCCTTGTGCAGTTCGACGAAGGCGGCCTTGTCCTCGTCGGACATGTCGGCGAAGCCTTCCAGGTCGTCCTTGCGGAGCGACTTGGTGACCGGCACGCCGTCCTTGCTGACGAAGAACCAGCCCACGCCCTTCTGGTTGACGGCATAGCCTTCACCGGTCACCGCTTCCTTGTCCTCGCCACCGGACGAAATCACCTCATACCGGCCGGCCCATGCCTTCGGCTCTTTCTTCAGGGTCAGTTCGGTACCGACCGCGATCTCTTTGCCGGTGCTGGCATAGATGCCCGGCTGAGTGATCTTCACACGTACGCTCATCGGCGTATCTCCTTGGTTTCAGAAAAGGGAAAGCCCCGCCCGAAGGCGAGGCCCAGCCTTAGTCGATGTCGGTGGAGTAGAAGACGCCGGTCTTGCCGTTGTAGTCGGCCCGGATCTCGATACCCATCGCGCCCATAACCAAGAACTGATAGTTGTCGGTCGGGTTCTGACGGGTCATCGCCGTCGTGTTGACGGCCATGCCGACGAGCGGGCGGATGAATTCGGAGCTCGGCACGAAGCCGAAGAATTCATTCCCGGACAGCTCGTAGGTCACCGCGATCTTGTTGATGCGGCGGTTCGTCAGCAGGTACTGCAACAGCGTGCCGCCCTTGAAGCCGGCAGAGCCGGAATAGGAGCGGTCGAGGTTGCGGCCGATCTCGGGCGAGACGTAGACGTTGACCTTGCCCGTGATCAGGTTGTCATCGAGCATGGCGCCGAGCGTCTGGCTGAAGAACGTGTCGATCGCGTCGGAGGTCGTCGCCGGCGACGTCAGATCGATGTTCGCACCGCCGGCAGCAGCGCCGAGGTTGATCGCCTTCGCCAGCGGCGACGTGCGGATGCCGTAGGCGGTATAGCCGCCGACCTTGATGGTCGCGTCGCCGTCGAGAGCATAGAGCGCCATGTCACGACGGATCTTGGCGGTATGCGCCTCCTGATCGTCAGACAGTGCGTCGAAGTTCTCCGACTGCAGCGTGTTCCATTCCCTCCATTCACGGCCGTAAGCCGTGGAGAAGATCGGGACCGGAGAGCCGCGGTAGTCGTAGACGACCTTATCCATCGGCACGGGCACCTGGCCGGACATCGAGCGGACCACCGAGCCGGCATCCGAAGAAACGCGGTTCAGGTGGACGAGCTTGCCGATGTTGACAGCCTTGGCGAGCGGCATCAGGTCGGCCATGTAGACCTGACCTTCGTCCGAACGCATGACGCGACGGGTGATGCCGTCGAGGTCGAGCCACGCGTCGCGCGGCAGGATGGCGGCCGCGTTCTGAACGGTCGCCAGCGCGGTTTCCGTCTGGTGGAACCATTCGCGGTTCGCCTGTACCTCGTCCCACCAACCCGCATGGATTCGGGAGTTGGCGACGAGCTGGGAGGAGAAGTAGCGCATTGTTCGATCGCTCCTTAAGCGGCTGCCAGATGGCCCTTGGCCGCGCGCACGCGAACAAGCTGATCCGATCCGGTGGTGTTGTTGTAAGCCTCTTCCGCGATCGCGATGACGCGGTTGCCGGCGGCGACGGGCACAAAGCGGCCGGTCGCGTTCGTCGTGAGACGGGCGCCCTTGGCGATGTTGTTGCCGGTCGGAACGCGGACGTTGAAGAACTGCTCGTCCAGCATTTCCATGCCGATCATGGTATCGCCGGAGGCCCAGGCTTCGTCGACACCCTTCATCTGCAGGTAGTTATCCTGCGCAATGAAGACCTTCTCGACGGTGGAGGCGCCGGCGATGGCGAAGTGGCCGCTGCCATTGAAGACGACGGCGAGGCCCGGGAGGGTGGCGGCCGCTGCGAGCGCTTCCTGCACCTGCGGCAGCCGTTCCGTTACCGGGCCGGCGAAGATCTTGTTATAGCGGGCCATGATTATTCACCCTCCGGCAGCTTGTAGGACGGCTTGTCGCCGGCCGGCTTGAAGGCGCCATTCAGCGCTGCGGCCTTGCCGGGTTCAGCCTTGGAAGCCAGCTCCTTGAGCGCGTTCAGCGTCAGTTCCTTGGCGGCGGATTCGCTGAGGACGTTCGCCTTGACGACCTTCACGACCAGTTCAGCCTTTTCGGCTTCTTCCTTGGCCTTCTGGTTGGCGACCATCTCATTCTGTGCGTCGACCAGCGGCTTGACCGCGTTGGCGACGGCGGCGCCGATCGTGTCACCGATCTTGGCCATGCTTTCCGAGAGGGTCTTGACCTCATCGGAAAGCGATTTGAACTGCTCGTCAGAGACAGGCATGTCGTCTTCCTTTCGATTGGTTGAGGGAACCCGCCCGGAGCCTACGGCTTCCATGATCGCGGCTTTCACTTTGTCCCAGATGCCGATGTTCTCCCGGCGCCTGAGAGCCTCGACCAGGCGGGTGCCCGCCCAGTCGATCTCGCGGTCAGCTTCCTCTGTGAGGGAGGAGTTGATGACCTCGATTTCTTCCTGCTCGCCATTTGCGTTAACCAGCATGCCGACGCCCTGCTCAGGGGTGGCCGCGCCGCTCTCGTTCAAGAGGATGGCGTCATGGTCGAACTGGATGTTACGAGCGATGTGCTTGTGGTCCGAGGCGTTGGACACGGCCTCAAGGTTGGCGAGCAGCCCGGTGGAGGTGTGAACCGGCTCGCCCTTCTCGATCGCGGCGAGGACTTCCTTGCCACCTGGCGACCGGTTGGCGACCTCGACGTCGATGACCTTGTCGAGGAAGACGCGGCCGTTCTCGCGACGGACGTTCTCATTCCAGGCGCCGATATAACCGAGGTTGATGCCCTCCGGATCGCGGGCCGAGACGAACTTGCCGTTGATGGTCGGATGGCCGAGCGGCGCCGGCGTCCGGTTCAGGCTGACATAGCTCTTCTCGATCTCGTCGGCGGGATACATGATCCCGTTCATGATGATGTTGTCGGGGAGCGTGGCGCTGGGCACGATGACGACGTCACGGCCGTTGCGCTTTTCCTTCCGGACAGCCTTCGTGTTCGCGACGGAACGAACGTTCACGCGGACGTGCTTCATTGTTCGATGTCCTTTGGTTTCGTTCCGAGAGCGCCCTCCGTCTCTTCGTCGGTGGGCTCGTTGCGGTACTTCTCGGAATCCTTCAGCGGCTCATAGCCGACGACAGCGCGGATCTCGTCATCAGTGAAGACGTATACGTCACCGCCCATTTTCTGGTTGGTGTCGGCCATCTTGCTGGCGCGCTCGATCTTCTCCGACATCGAGCTTTCGGTCAGATCGGTCCAGTCGACGAACCAGTCACGTTCGGGCAGAATGCCGACGCGTTCCAGGCGCTGCACCAAGGTCCGGATGTTCGGGATGACGTAGTTGTTGCGGCGCGACATGTTCGTCAGCGCCCATTCGTCCGCGTCTTCCTTGCTGGCCCGCTCGCCGGTCTGCATGCCGACGAGGATCTTGACGGGCATGTTGATCGAGGCTGCGAACGACTGCAGCGCGATGGCGAAGAAATGCTCGGGCGAAGGCAGGGTGATGCCCAGCGTCTTCGCCTCCATCCCCTGCACCATGAGCAGCTTGTCAAAGCCCTTCTGCCAGTCCTCGACCTGGTCGTTCATCTTGTCGACGAGCTCTTCGAGCGGCACGCCCATCATGCGGGCCATCTCGGTCAGCTTCGCTTCCGGGTCGACTTCGAGCACCGGTGCGGACTTGGCATTCTTCCAGAAGCCCTCGCCGCCGGCGCCGCTCACCTTCTCAAGGGTCAGCAGGTCGTTGTAACCCGGCTCAAGGATGGACTTGCCGTGGACCGTGCCATTCTTCGACCAGATGATGACGCGGTCCGGATGCACCACGAAGGACCGCGGCTGCTGCTTGCTGTCGACGGCCGATTCGTTGAACTGGAACATCTTCGGCTGGCCGTAGCTCTCGGAGCGCTCGTCGGTGTCCCACTGAGAGACGGTAAGCTGCCCCTCCCAGGCTGGGATGATCTCGACGAGACCGTCGAGACCACCAGGGACACGATCAACCGGCTCCTCGAAGAGTTTGCTGTCTGCAAACCTGAGGATGACGCCGGAATAGGCGCCGACCAGGGACATACCATCCGCTTCCGAGAGCTTCGGCCAAAGCCGAAGATCGTCGAAGCGTTGGCGGATCTGCTTTTCAAGCGTCGTCTCGTCCGATTGACCGGCCTCGGACCCGTCCCGTTCCTTTTCGAGTAGGAACGGATTGTCCTGCCATGTCTTCAGCACCGTCTTGTTGACCCCCGCCTGAGCGATGCCGTTGCGGGTGTACATCCCATAGAGCTGCTGAAAACTCAGCGTTTCCGGATAGCCGAAATCCTTGTAGTGATTGTGCTTTGCCGAGGCGAAGTAGCCCGGGAACATCGCATCGAGCCGGCGAACCGCATTGTTCACCACCAGTCGCAACTTGTTCATCGATGCCTCTTCGATAGGAACATGGCCGCTTGGACAGGCTCGTTCAGCAGCGCGTTGAAGGCTCTGCTGGTGCTATCCGCGTCGTCATCGTGGGTTGCTTCGGGGAAGCCCTCCAGAGAGGAGAACCATGCTTCGTTCCACGGCCCCTTCAGGACCAAGACATTCCCCGCCTCGGCTTGCGCAGAGAACGGGCTAAAGCGAGTAACTTTGTCGCCAGATTCGGGCGTTGCCCTAACTGAGTAACCTGCGAGCATTTTGGTCATGCTCGATACCTGGGACTTTCCAGCCTGCCCGGGATCCTGGGGCAGCGAGATATGCACATCTTCGCCGTCGTTGGACGCCGTGTTCTTGATCAGCCTTTCCACGCCTGAAGGGGACAAGAAGTCCGACGTGTGATGCGCGACGATGTATCGCCCGTCCGATAGCTTTCCGATCTTCGTGCCTGCGGTGGCATCTGGATCGTTGCTTTCCGTCTTTGGCGTGGCCGCGATGTCCCAGCCGCGCATCCATCGGACAACGCCGGCCGGTACAGTAGAGACGACCTCGCACCAATCACGCCGGAACATGAGCCCAGCGGCCGGCCGGATCTTCCAGTTACCGCCAAGGAGGCGCTCGCGCTCCACCGTCGGCAAAGCCATGAGGCTTGCGAGATAGCTCGGATCCGCTGCCATCAGCGCGCGGTTGTCGCTGAGCTTCGCCGGAACGAACGTCACCGACTTCGGCGGGATCGGCGAATCTATGCCGTCCTCGTTCGGCGCGGTGTAATGCGCCAGGTCTTGCGGGCTATTGCCCCAAATGATCGCATCACCGATGCGGACGAACCAGCGAAGGACGCCTGCCCGTTCGGGGATCGGCAGTCCGGTGCCCTGGTCAATCCACCAACTGATGAACTCTGCTACCCAACTGTCTGCATCAGGGTTGCAGGTTGCGCGGATGTAGGGCCGCACGCCGCTCATGGAGCGGTTACGCGAAACCATGTACCAGAACTGCTTGGCGCTGAAATGCGTCAGCTCGTCGAAGCAGATGAGCGGGATCTGCGAGCCCTGCCAGTTCAGGACGGTCTTGTCATGCTCGAGGTGAGCAAACGACACCGAAGCCCCCGACGGGAAGCTCCATTGCAGCACATGCTCCTTGGGCGAGGCGCCGATGGCCGGATAGAGCTTCTCGCTCTCATCCCATAGACCGCCTTCGTTTCGGACCTGCACCGTGGACCGGCGGAAGAAGACGGCGCCGAACTGCGGGTTGGCAATATGGCGCAGCGGCTCCATGAGGAGCGCCCATGTCTTACCGCCGCCTGCCGAGCCTCCGTAGATCGCGATGTCCGCCGGCGAGGCGAGGAATGCTGTCTGCGGGCCCGGCTGCGGCCGGATGATCGTCTGGGCGCCGTGCCCTTGCTCAGCTCCTGCCATTGTCGGGTAACTGGAAGATAGTGACCGGCGATACGGGTACCGGCAGGTCCTTCCCATCCTTTCCCGTTAGCTCGCGCCGGTTCGTGTAGGCGTTGCCCACTTCCTCGGCGGCCTGCTTCATCAACGATGCCGCCAGCACCATGTTGCCCTGCGTCTCTGCCTTTTCTGCCATGCGCTGCAGAGCGCGCAGCCGGACCGCCCGGTGGCTGATGGCGATGGTCGCCGTATCCTCGAGGAAGGTCTTGCGTGTCTCTTCGAAGAGCAGCCTCCACTTCTCTGCAAGGCGAGCGCCGGCCTTCTTGTTCGGGTCATATGCCTCGATCGCCTGCGGCGTGAGAACGACCGAGAAATCCTTCTTGAGTGCAGCGGCCACGACGGACGGGCTGTCGAAACAGGCCAGCGACTGGACAACAAAGGTCTGCTGCTCGTGTGTGAGTTTTGCCTTGGCCATGGTTTTCTCAGGACACCATCAGGATCAGGCGGCGCGAGCCTGGCAGGTCCCGCATGCGCAGCCGATTAAGTCTGCGGTCATCAGAGGCGGCTTTGAAAGCGCCTCGACCAGTTCCTTCACGCCTGCCTCTACTGCACCGTATCGAGCGGCCACACCGATAAAGGCTTCAACGTCATGCGAGCGCAGCGTGTAGACCGGTAGGCCGGTGCTCTTGCGGAACTTCGGGGCGCCGAAGTCGTCGAGCTCTTGGGCGCAGTGCGATAGCTCATGCTCCATGAGGGCGCAGGCCTGGGCGTCGCTTGCAGACATCCAGAAGTTGGCATTGATCGTGATGATGAAATCAGGGACCGAACCGAACCAACCGAGGACCTGCGCTTCTGCTCTCGCCCTCGCCCACTTCCCCATCATGCCGGCAGGCTGGCCCATCTCGGCTTGGCCGATGACGGTGCGCCCCTTCTTGCTGTTTTCGACCGTGGTCCAGAGCATGCCAATTGATGCTGGGATGAGATGAGCGTGATCCGGGTTGAACATGTCACTGTCCGGATCGATGAAGGTGTCTCGGGCCCAGGCTTCGAGGTTAGGCGCTGCTGCGAAGGCGCATCCGCTGAAATCTTCGAGGAGTTCCGCTGGCGGCTGAGGTCTCATCGTCCCAGTTTTCCCCAGACACTTGTGAGTAGCGGGTGAAACTTTCGGGCCGGACCGCCCTGAAGTTGCGAATCGGTCAGCAATCTCGTCTCCTGCTAATGCAACTAGAAACGGAGACCGACATGCCGGCATACATGATCAGTTACGACCTACGGAAGGCTCGGAACTACGACCCGCTCATTAAACAGCTGCGCGAGTGGGGTTGTATTCGCCCATTAAAATCACTCTGGCTAGGCAACCTGAAAGGGAATGCTGCGACCATCCGCGATTTGTTGCGGCCGTTAATGGATGGCGACGACGGCCTGCTTGTTTGCGAGATCAAGCCTACAAGTGATTGGGCCACATTCCATTTGGACAACAATGAAGCGGCAACCGCCTGGGTCAGGGAGAATATCGGCCCTTAATGATGTTCCTACCTTTACCCTCGTCTGAGGGCACAAATTGAGACATCGGGAACCGGGCCAAAGGTCCGGCTCCCTATACAGGCATGCGGGGTCAGCAACGTATTCGGCCGGCGGCGAGACTGAGGCCGTGGGTGTCGTAGCTCTCGCGGTAAACCGGCTTCAGGTCGGCGATCATGCGACAGGCCGTCACGGCCAGTTCACGCGTGAAGCGCCAAGCATGGCCGTAGTCGACACGGAGCGCGAGGCGGGCGAAATTGGCGACGATCAGAGCGACAGAGGCGAGAATGTCATACAGGGCGTAGAGGGATCGGTAGCTGCGCATGCTGTTTCCTTTTTGCTGGCTGGGAAATGGTTCAGGCCTGGTCGGGCTTGCGCTCGAAGATCAGCACCCACCGGTAGGTGGTTTTGTAGACGGCTTGGAAAAGCCGGTATCCGTTGGCGCGCCACTCGTTGGCGACACGATCGAGGTCGTCTTCTTCGCCTTCCACTTCCACAAAGCGGTAGTGCATGGGCGGTCTCCTCAAGCGAAAACCCGCCCCTTCGAACAGAGGCGGGGCTGGGAATGTCAGGACGGGCCGGGCTTGATACCGGCTAGGGGATCAGGGTGCTATTCACCTAGGATTGAGCCAAACGCTCCCTCCCCGTTTTATATGGCTCGCTTAGCACGTCCTTCCGTGCTGCCGTCCTGATCTGTGACCGTCTGGCGACCCGATATCGCCAGCTTGAGGCGGCCATCCGTTTTCACGGCGGCACGAAAGATGGTTGCAGGCCCGGGAATCGAACCCGGTCTTTCGTGGTTATGAGCCACGCGGCTTACCAGTTGCCCTGCCTGCGTTATCTGAGTGGAAAAAGGGCGCATTTCTCCAATGCGCCGAATGTGAACTTTCGGCAGCGGTCCGGCGAGTATTCCCTCTGTGAGGTCCGCAACTGTGACAACCGCAAATCACTGCAGAAAATCTATACAGCTTGGCGGAGATTTTCAACCTCTACATCGCTGGTGAGACCGTTCAATTCACTGATTATTTTCTGCACCCGCTCTTTGATCTGAGGGCTCAGTGAATCTATAGCCATCTCGGCTTGATCGACCATCGAGACTCGAGCCTTCCTGCCCTTGGGGAGGATCTTGCGGAGTTGGCCGCGCAGGTGGTGGACGCGCTCTTGCCGCCAGCTCTCTCTCCGGCAATGCTGTTCATAAAGGAAGGCCTGCCGGCGCTCATGCTCTGCGAAGTACAGGGCCTCGATGGTCGAATCCGGGAATTCGAGCGGGCCATAGTTCGCGCCTCGAAGGAAGCACACGACACCCTCGACGCTCCTGACCTCCTCGAAGTTCAGCCTGGGCAGGTTCACAAAGGCATACCCGACAAGGAACGGAAACCGCTTCTGGATGATCTCGTTCGTCCGGTGGTGCTTCAACTCCCTGTAGAACGACGGCATGAAGATGTCGAAGCCGTCCTTGCGGCAGTTCCGCTCGATGATCGACTCCATGCGCCGGCTTTCCGGCAGGCGCTCGTCGACGGCCGCCATGCGCTGGTAACCGGGGGCCGTCCGAATTGCGTACCATCTGCTCATGCCGCACCCCACAGAACATATCCGATCACTATGCCGACGAGCAGAAGTGCGTTGGCGAACAACGCAACGGCCAATTCCGCTCTCCATCCGCGAACTGTCCATTTGCCGAAAACGGTGATGTATGACTTGTTGCTCATGCTTCGCCCCTCTTGTGCAGGTGGTATCGGACCGCGTTGGGCGTGATGCCCACGGCCTCGCCAATCTTCGCGAAATTCATTCCTTCCGACCGAAGCCGGCGCATTGTTTCGACCGCCTCAGGCGTAATGGGCCGGGCTGGCGATTTGGGCTTCAACGACGCCAGGACATCGCGAATGGAATTCGCCTTCCGGTTAAACAGCTCGCCAAGGCGTCTCGCGTGCGCATTCGGCCAGCGCTCTTTGACTTCCATCAGGATCTGATCGCGGATGGTTTTGACGCGAGGCGACAGCCGCTCCGCCGTGATGGTCTTGCAGCAAACCTTCAACTGCTGGCAGCGGTGCTTGATGAACTCGTTCTGCTGGTCGCGAGTGGTTGCCTTCAGCCGGCTGGTTTTGACCGGCGCACGGTCGATATGCGCCGAATCCACCCGGAGCATGACGCGCTTCGGCTCTCCCATCAGCCGTGCTCTGACAGCGGCGTAGTGGTGCGCCTGGCGCTCGAATTGTGTTTGGTGGACGGTCATGAAGTACCCCGTTGGCGATAGGCTCTGGATTGGTGGTTTCGGCAGTAGCGGCCGGTCGTTTCCGCCGCGCAGAACAGGTACGGGCCGCCGGTGTTCAGGGGCCAGCAGCATTCTCTGGCCGAGAGATGGTGAAGGAGCTTTGCGTGTGTGAGCCGCTCAGCATCATAGGCAGTCGCCGGGATCTCCGGTTCCCGCTTCAGTTCCGGCGCCTGCTTGCGAGGTCGCGCCGTCTTCGCTTGGCCGGGTGCGCGGGTCTTCTTCCCAGCATCGCCGCGCCACGGAAACAGACTGCGGTTGCGGAAGGCCAGTCCGACAATGACGTTCCGGCTGACGCCAAAGCGCTTGGCGATCTGGGAGGCGGAGAGGTCATCTCTCCAGAGCTTCGCCGCTGCTTCGATGTCGACGGTACGGTGCTGGATGGTCATGCCGCGCGCTCCTCTTCTGCCGGCTCGGCCGCTTCGATGTCGGCCTTCACCTTGCCGCGATATGCCATCTGCTCGGCGGTGACCTGGCTGGCATCGGGAAGCGCCAGCATGCGGGCGAGCTCGTCAGCGCGCTCCGGCGATACGGGCGGGGGCTGGACGTTCAGCTTGGTCTGGATCCTGCTGCGGTTGACGCGGACAGCGATCGGCGACCAAACCTCGTCGATTGCCCACAGGTGGACGGTGCCCGCCGGAAGTTCCCTAGACTTGGCGAGCTGGGCGAATTCCAGATGGTCGACACCTTCGGCAACCCTGACGAAGCCCTTCTCCGCCAGTGCGACGGCGCGCTCACGCTGGGTGACGCGCAGGTCCATGAGCCCATGTGAGCTGGGCACCGTTCGGCTGACCGAGTCCTCGATTGCCCTCAGCGTCTCCTGCTTGCGAATCCGGTCCTCGCGGATCAGACGGCATTCGGCATTGGCCATGGCCGCAAGCTCCGCCGGCAGGGGGATGAAAGCCTTGTTGATGTTCTCGTATTCGCCGCGCTTCAGCTTCACGTAGGCTCTGCGCAGCCCGTAGACCGGGACGTTGCGGAGGGAGAGGCGATATTCCTCGACGGGGTTCTCAGCCGTGATCGACTCGGAGATCCGCATGCCGCCGCTCATCAGGCCCTCGATGCACTGGGCGATATCGTCGGGAATGGCTGGCGCGAGCTGTTCAGTGAGAACGGAAATCTCCTGCTGCAATGTCGACAGTTGGGCCGGCAAATTGGTCATCTGGTTCACCGTAGAGTTCTCGTTTCAGCCTTGCGTGGATGTCGTGGTGGCGTTGAAGGGATGGGCTTTGCGGCCGCGGAGGCGATTGGGCTTGCGGCTGCTGGCGCTGCTGCGGGACTGGCTCGTCGAGCCAGCATTGCCCGTTCAACCAGGTCGCCGGATGCTTCGTGAATGATGGGTCTTGGCCGGAGCGATCTGACGCATATCGCTTTGCGCCGGATGTGATCTCCTCGGCGCTCGCCCGCTTCCTAGCGGCACGGTAAGCCTTGATGGCCTGGCCCTTGCCGACCTTGCGAGGATAGACCGGCCAGAAATCGCGATCGAACTCGTCGCCGATCGATATGGATTCCGAACGTAGTGAGGAATTATCTCTGGTATCTGGAGAATGCTGTGGCAAATCGCTAGCATTTGCTAGGCGAGCCGCCTTATCTTTCAATGCCTTAGAGCTTCCACCCTTAGCCCCGGCGTCGGCCCTCAATTGAGATTTTCTCTCACTTTTTTGCAGCTCTTTCGTCAGGCGATTGTGGTAAATTTCGCCGTCGGTGACGTCGAAGAATCCGAGAAGGTCGTCCTCGATCGCTTTCCATTTCTTCACGCTCATGCGGACGACGCGCGCGAGTTTAGCGTCGTCATTTGGAAGCCGGCCGCCGGCATTCCACATCGCCATGAGCAGCAGCATGTAAGCGCCGATCTGCTCGGTGCTCAGATGCAAGGTGTCGCCGATGAAATCGGAGACGTAGAGCTGCATGAAGGGGCGTTCACTCACAGCCCGCACCCCGCTTCGCAGAGCAAAAGCATGTTGCCTTGGCCCCTCTCCTCAGCCGTTGAAAGGTCAACTTCTTCCAACGGCTTGCGCGATGGATGGACGTACTCCGGCTTGCGGCCCGGTTCCCGTAGCGCTCTGTCGATCGCACATGCTCGCGTGAAATCGCGTGGCGCCTGGTCACGCTGGACGCGCCGATCGTGATCGCTGATGAAGGGGCAGTAGACGCAAGCGCTGTTGTGGGGGACGGGATACCCGTTCCTAACGAGCCATGTCTCGCAATCCTGACGAGACATGCGGGTCTCAAGTAGCGGAAAGCGGTTCACAATCCATGGCTCGTGAGCAGCTCCGGCCCTGACGACCTCGTCGGTGCTGACGCCGATCCACACTTCGACAGAAGCGGCGGGAATGCGCTTGCGCGGCTTATAGCCGAGCAGCTTGCGGAGCTCTCGATTGATCGGCTCGATCTTGTAGTGGGAGGTACACTGTCGCTTTCCAACACCACGCGCCGTGTAGAACGGGACGGGTTGAAAGCCCGCTGCCCGCTCCGACGACCTAGAAAGGATCGCGTCGCTAAGTCGGCCGGGACCGTGAACATGGACGATAGGAAACGGCAGGACATTGCCACTGGCCAACCAGGAGAGCGTCTCCATGGTCGCCTCGCTTTCGTCGCCGGTGTCCGCAAAGATTGCGAGGTCCGGCATTGGACCGATTTCGCCATGCGCTGCCATCAGGGCAATCGTGGTAGACTGAACGCCAGCACCAAGCGACAGCACCCGGAGCTTCGCGCCTTCGGCGGCTCCCCATACCCATCCGCCGCGGCGAACGCGCGTAACCCTTTTCTTTGGCTCCTGAGCAAGAAGATTGAAGACTTCCGTCACGCCGCCATCCCTTCTTCGCATACCTGGATGATGACGACGCACTCGGCCGGAAGGTCGCTGTCCCAGCACATGGTCAAGCGTTCGCAGAGATTGTCGTTCTTGATGACGCCGTAGTGCTGGAGCGCGTCGAGGATCGCTTTCGAGCGATTATCGATGTCCTGGCGCATGTTCTGACGGCGCAGTGCGACGTGCAGCGCGAAAGGCTGGTCGATCGCCTGCTTCGGCGCCTTGATGAAGTAGCCGGCGTCGTTCCGCCATTTCTTGTAGGTCGGCGACAGGCGGCGGGTCTTGCCCCAGCCGTTGTAGAGGTCCCAGCCGCTCGGAGGATATGGCAGGTGAAGCTTGATCACGCTGCCTCCTCCTGACGTTCGAAGATATCGAACATCGTTGGCGTCGAGATCTCCCGCTCCATCGCCTGCAGGTACTTGATGCCATCGAGGAAATAGCCGGGGTTCAGTTCCGAGGCGCGACCGCGGCGACCGAGCTTGAGCGCACGATACGGGACCGTGAACAGCCCGCCGAATGGATCAAAGACGAGATCGCCTTCATTGGAGAAGCGCCGGATTACCCGGTCCACGATATCGAACTGCAGCGGGCAGATGTGGTTTTCCAAACCCTTCTTAGTCTGCTCACCGTTCAGGGTGCGCATCCTAACTACGTCGTGCCATGTCCAGACAGATGTTGACCCTGGCGCAAGGCTCATGAAGGTGGACGGCAGTGCGCCGCGCATCTCCAGCGCCTCGCCAATCTTGATATGGGTTTCATAGTCGTAGACGTTCTTCATCGACCATTCGGTGAAGGTCTTGGCGAGAAGGTCCGGTCCGAGCGCCGCAAGTTCGTCCGGCGTCAACAGCCTGTCACCGGACGATCGCCAGAAGGCGTGAGCATCCACCTGCCAGCGTGCGCGGGTGTAGTCTTCCTTGTCCTTGGTCACGCGCTCGTCGGCATAGGCCTTTGAGGTGTCTGACGGCAGCTTGCGGAACAGCAGAAGATATTCCGGCGAGCCTACACCCATCTTGGTGCCGTCCTTGCAGTTCTCAGTCCAGCCAAGCCGGTAGGTCTGGTTGTTCTCGCGAACGACGTCAGTGTTTATCTGGACCATCCCCATGTAGGCAAAGCCGTGCGACATGGTGTGGAAGATCGTCCGGGCATGGAACGGGTTGACCGTTGGCATCCCCATGCCCGTCACGTTGCCGAACAGGATCCGGTCTTTCACATGGCAGGCGTAGATTCGTCCCGGCTTGAGGGTGCGCAGTAGCTCCGGCGTCAGAAAGTCCATCTGCTGGAAGAAATGATCGTCGCTGTCGGTGTGTCCGAAGTCGTTGTAGCTCGGCGTGTATTCGTAGTGGTTCGAGAAGGGTATCGAGGTGACGATCAGGTCCACCGAATTGTCGGGCATCGAGCGCGTCTCGTCGACGCAGTCGTTATTGGCAACAAGCCAGCCTTCACCCTTCGCCTCAATGCGCTCGACGCCGATCGATCGCGTCAGGACCTCAGCGGCGGAAAGCTTGTCGAGACCATGCTCACGGATGATTTCGCTCATGTTCTCGACCATGCGATTGTGCGCCTCCCATTTGCCCTGAAGCGTGCGGAGGACCTCGCGCTCGCTCTCGGCGTAGATGATGTGGATTTCGACCTGGTGCGTTTGCAGGAACCGGTAGATCCGGTGCAGCGCCTGGATGAAGTCGTTGAACTTGAAGCCGATGCCGAGGAAGATCGCCTTGTGGCAGTGGCGCTGGAAGTTGCAGCCGGACCCGGCAATCACCGGCTTGGCGGCCAGATACTGGAACGCGCCATTGCTGAAATCGATGATGGCCTGCTCGCGCTCGTCGAGCTCCTGTGTCCCGTAGACGGAAACGGCAGTCGGTACCGCCTTCTCGATCGCGCGGCGCTCATCCTCGAGGTCGTGCCAGATGATGAAATGATCCGCCGGCGCCGCGGCGAGGATCTCGCTCATCTTGGCGATACGCGCTTCGAGCGTCTCGCGCTTCTCCTTCGATGCGGAGACAACGCCGACGGCCGTGTCTCGGAACAGCGCCGCCTGGCCGTCGCGATCGACGCCGCCGTCGGCAATGTTCGACTGCACCTCGTGATAGATGACGTCGAACGGCGGAAGGCTATAGCCCTCGTCGGAATAGCCGAGGTCCGACGGCCGCTGCAGGAAGATCGCCCACGAATTCAGCCAGAGCCAGAACTCGCGCTCCTTGTGCGGGTACAGGGTGAGATTGTTCGCCTGGGTGCTGTCACGCTGGAAGAAGCGCGTCAGTGCCTGCCCTGTGTCCATGATGCCGAGGAAGCCAGCATAATGGATCAGTTCCTTGTATCGGTTCGGGCTCGGCGTCGCCGTCGCAACGAAGCGGTACCGGACGCCCTCGAAGAGCGAAAGGAACGTCTGATAGGTCTTAGACCCATAGGAGCGAAGCACTGAGGCTTCGTCGAGCGAGACGGCCGTGAATTCATTCGGATCGAGATTCCCGTCCCGGACCGTCTCATAGTTCGTCATGTAGAGGCCGGTTTCGCCGGCTTCCTCGATGCGACGGATGAACTTGATATCGACGCCGAGCATCTCGCCGTCGCGGCGGAACTCCTGGCGGACGCCAAGCGGCAGAACGATCAGGCCACGGCCGGCCGTCTTCTCGCAGATCAGCCGAAGGACTTCGATCTGGATGACCGACTTGCCTAGGCCGAAGGCAGCGAACACTGCACGCTTGCCGCCGCGGACTGCCCAGACGACGATGTCGCGCTGGTGATCCTTCAGGATTGGGTTCACTTCGTCGGCATTTACCTGCAGGCCCGAGACCGGCGCGAGCCTGATCTTATTGCGCAGGAAATCTCCGTAGGCGGCAGTCTCATTCCCTTGGCCGCTTCCGGCGCATCCAGTGGAGGAACTTCTCACTTTGAAGCCTCCCCCATTCCCACGCTCTGATCAGAGCGCTTGTCAGCAGTCGCATGGGCTTTCCTCAGTGCGTGGCGTTCGGCCCGATGCTTGGCCGCCGCTTCCTCGTTTCTCAGGCAAACTTCCTCATAGGCCATATATGCCAGCATCAGCGCCCGATAAGCTGATCCGGCAATATCCCTCATTTCACGTGTCTTGTACTGCAGTCGATAGAGGTAGCTTTCGGGAATGCCGGTCTTGTCTGCCAGCCTTCCCCGAACAGCCTTCTCGCGGTCGCCCCGGCCCTTGAACTCAGCGTTCATTAGGGCGGCGTACCAACCTTTTGCCTCACTCAGTGCCACACTTGTCATCTTTGCCTCGGAAACACGTTTTCCGGATTTGGAAACTCTATTGCCGTACATTTCGGGGTCCCCGTGCGAGTGTCTCTTTGCTTAGGAGACACCGATGCCAAGGAACTTCCTTACCGATGGAGAGGACGGCGCCGCGCCAACGGCAGCCGGTCCCTCCCGAGTCTTTCCGTTTCGCAGGACCACCGCCGCAACGTCCGGTCCTGCCGCCGGTGACGCGCCCTCGTCGTCACCGGCAATTCCCCTTGGTGAGCTTGTGAACGCCGTCGTTTTGAGGCTCTCGAACAAGCGCATAAGGCTGAAAGTCTTGCGGGCCTCCGGCTTGGGAGGAGGAGAAGACGAAGGCCCGCGTTAAGCGCCGCGGAGGATCAGCGCTTAATTCTTTCCTTGAAGCCGTTGCGGCGGAATTCGCGCTCGACAAAGCCAGGAAGGATCAATGTCAGCGCTGCCATCCAGAGAACGACAGCGACGCAGGCGATCAAAACGGACCAAGTCATGCTGCTGCATCCTTCTTTTCGGAGGGGTTGGTCGAATGATCGCAGCGCTCACAAAACCGCTCGATCGTCTCGTTGATGGAAAGCACGCGGTTGCACCGGTCGCAGGCGTGATGCGGCAACCTCTGGAATTCGCGGCTCTGAAGGTGACGGGCCGCAGCGACGGATGACGATGACCCAATCATGCCATTTCACTTTCGATCGAGAACGCGGCCATGATGTCGTCGGCGCGGTGCGGGATTTCCTTCACCAGACGGGCGGCGATCTGCCGTTCCTGAGTTGGGGTGAACTGGCGGGCTTCGCGCTGCCATGCGATAACATCGAGGAGAACATCGGGCCCGGTGTACTCCTCGACCGGATACCGGATGCCGAGGGAGCGGGCGATGTTGTAACGGTTCCAACCGTCGATGATCACGTCGCCTTTACGGACAATCGGCTTGCTCACGCCGATACCGATGATGCTGAACTCCAAGCGGCCGTACTCGGCTTTGGTGAGTTCCGGGAAGCACGCGGCGTAGGGGAGCGACTTCATCGGCATGGGCGGAACGGCTTCATAGAAGACGCCCGAATTTGGTGCCTGTCTCTCCAGGCTGTCACGTCCATTCTCAGACGTTGCAGTCGCTGCTCGGTCAGCGACACCCCTACTCACCAGCTCCGCACCGTCGGGTGCTTCAGCCGAAGCCTCAGCGCGGCCCAAAGCCTTACGGCCTGCCTCGCATGCATCATCACTGGCTTTCGCGTGGAATTCTGCCTGTTCAGGCGAATTGGTCGCCCGTTTTTCGTCCGGGCCAGACGCGCTTGCGACGGCGTTTATGTCTGCGCGCTCCGCGCTGCGGTCTACATCTTCGCCTCCTGCGTTGGCGCCGGCGCTAGTTGCCGCCGCCTCGCGGTCGGTCTCGCGCTCGTCGCTGGGGGCCTCGTCTTCGCCTTGAGAGGGCGAGGCGGTTTCGGTGTGATCGTCGAGGATTTCGCCGGTCTCGGCGTCGAAGCGCTCTTCGCGCTCGATCATGATGTCTACTGCGGTGAGCAATGCCGCCCTGCCCGCTTGCGTCTGCATGGCGGTCGCGACCGTGGCGACGAGCTTGGGGCTGGTCTCCATCTCGGGCTCTTCAAAAATGTCGAGCTGGATCATGCCGAGAGCGTGCAGATAGGTGTCGAGGATTGCCTCTTGCTCGGCGCGCTCGTCGGCGTCCTGCTTGCGGATCGAAATGACCTTGCGCAGGATCTTGCTATCGAAGCCCATCGATTTTGCCTCGCCATAGACATCCTTGATGTCGTCGGCGATCGACTTCTTTTCCTCTTCGAGGCGCTCAATGCGCTCTATGAAAGCGCGGAGTTGGTCGCGGGCAATGCCGTGTGCGTCGGTCATCTAGGCTGTCTCCACATTTCCAAGGATTGCGTTTGCGATGGCGAACTTGGCTTTCGACAGCCATTCGTCTCGCTCGTCATCGTCAAAGATGCCGTCGCCTTTCGGGTAGCCTTCGAGGATCGTCCTCTCGCCGCATGCCGGGTAATCGACGCGGAACCACCCATGGCGAAGTCGGAGATAACCAACCTGCGCTCCGTCGAGCTTTGCGTCGTATTGCTCAGGGCAAGCGGAGCAAGTCTGGTGAAGCGTGATCCGGTCGGCGAGGCGTTTGGCCTGGGCGTCGCTCATCTTCCGCGCTCCGCCATACGGTTGAACTCGACGATCGCAGCCCGACGGGCGCGCCAATCAACTCTCCCAGCAACGTAGGAGGCCGCATGCCCAGTGTCGGAAAGCTCGGAACCCCGGAAGAGCCGGTCTTCATCTTCGACGAGGGCGCGCCGGCCCTTTACGTCGACCTGATTACAGAGCTCGAAGTCGACGAGAACGACATCGTGCGTATCTCGTTCGGCGCCATGTCCAAGAACGGCGACGGCCAGATCAAGGCCATGATCGCGGCTCGGATCAGGATGCCGAAGAGCATCGCTCGCGATTTCTGTCGGGCACTGACGAAGATGCAGAAATGAGGTCATTCCGCCGTCTCCCGCACCTCAAAGAACGATTTAGGCTCGACCGCCCCGCCAGTAGCGCGGCAAATCTCTTCGATGACGCTCTTGCTAAGATTCTCACCGCGCATATACCGGTGCACTTGGGCCCGGCTCTTGCCCAGCAATGCAGCAAAAGCTGTTACAGTTGTGTGCTCGTGGATGTAATCTTCAAGGGTCATGTAGCAATTACTGCTACACTTTTGCAGGGCTGTCAATGCCAGTGTAACATTTTATGGCATAGAAGATGCCGCGAATCTGGCGGATAAGATGCCAATGACAAAGAATTGGCTTGATCCCTTCCTCAAAGCGTCGAAGTTCGCCTCTCAGGAGGAACTAGCCGAAGCCATCGGCGTCTCGCGCGCGACCATCAACCGCCTCGCAAACGACCACACGCAACTCAAGCGTGATCGGGCCAAGGTGCTGGCGGAGCTGCTGGGAACCACGGTCGAGGCGTTGCTTCTGAACCGACCACCCCGCAACTCCCTGGTCTCGAGCTTTGATCCGGACGCAGAGGAAGCCGTGCAAGAGCATGGTGACGATGGCTACACCCGCGAGCACTGGCACGCGCACGTCCAAGGAGCCATCCCCGAAATTGACGTCAAGCTCGGCGCTGGAGAGGGATCGATCGGAGGTGTCATCAACCTGCCGGTCAGCGCTTCGAACGTCTCAGGCCATCAGGTGGTGGCGGAATGGCTTATCCCAGACGCATACCTGCGCAACGAAGCCAGGGCGTCGCCTTCACACACGCTGATTATGGAAGTCGTCGGGGATTCGATGTTCCCGACCTATTCTCCCGGCGACCGAGTGCTCGTCGATCTTTCCCAGAATAGGCTTGTGGCAGACACGGTGTACGCGATCAGCGACGGCTATTCCGAACCACAGATCAAGCGGTTGCAGCGCATCCCCTTCAGCGATCCTGTGCAAGTAGACATCGTTTCAGATAACGAGCATCTGCGCACGATCACGGTCGAACTCGACCGGTTGACGATAATCGGCCGGATCTGCGGCCACATCGCAAGGAAGTAAGAACGGCGCCTAAGCGCCGCCCCTCATCAGGAACCGTTCGTCGCGCGTTCGAATGTCCGCCACCACAATGCCTACGACAAGCGCGTCGAATTTGATGCGGCTTAGCCGGTGTATGCGGCCGCGCCTTTTTTCTTGCGACAGTTCAAGCCCGCCGCATCCGTCATATGCGTTTGTCACTCGGTAGAGGTCGGCGATCCCGCCGACATCGACAAGATAGATGCCCTCCCCCTCATAGGAGGCTACTGGCGCCAGGAGCGCGTAATCGCGTCCACCGCGGAGCGTCGGCTCCATAGCGTCGCCAGTAACCGCATGTACGCGGAAGCGATCAGAAAGGACGTTTTCAGTCGGTACGCTTGGAAAAGAAAATTCATGCATCATGCCCTCGTTGACGATTACCAACCAACACCCCCAGCACCAGAGTGCGAGGCACGTTAGCGCGACACTCGCAGTTATCGACCCCAAAATTGAGCAACGGCTAAAGGTTGTGGATTGTCACAAACCTTCGCAATTTGCCATGGACAAGGATGGTGCTTCAGAAGCGCCGTTCCTGTTTGTGACAGTTCGATGACAGTCCACAGGAAAGAACCCATGCAAATCCATGGCGCGTTTTCTATTCCCTAACGCATGTGGCTGATTTCCCACGGCTGAAAACGAGGCCAAGCGGACGATTTGGCGTACATCACATTTTCGTAATGTGGAAAACTTGCCGTGATCGGGACCCGCTTCGACTGGTCAAGCCGATAAGCCTAGCGGCACATGCATGCTACACGCTCGAAACGAGTGTCAAATATTTTGCGTCATTTTATGTTACATGACGGTTGACACTGTAGCATAAACTGTTACATTTGCTTTCATCAACACGGACACTTCCGGAGATGAAGCGATGAGCATCCACGGCACCTGCCAAGACATCAAGGACAACGCAGCCCGTCTGTCGCACGCCATGCGTTGCGATCCGTCCGACGCCGCGGCGCAGGCCGCGCTCAAGGAGTTCCTGCAGCGCACCTATTCCGACCTGGCTTCGCTTGCCTGGCACCTGGGCGCCGACGGCGACGTCTTCCAGCGCGAGGCCGTACCGGCATCCGAACTCGTCGACGACGTCTATTTCGCGATCAACCGCGAGAAGGAATTCGAAGCGCCGGCCTACCGCCAGCCCTACTCCACGCTGAACCATGCTCAGCAGGGGATTTCGCGATGAGCACGAAGTATTCCGAAAACCGGAAAAGTCCATTCGGGTTGCGGTTTAGCGAGCAGTTGCACGAGAAACTGAAGGCGTCAGCCACGCCGAACAGGAGATCAATCAATACCGAGATCGTGCATCGGCTTGAGGCCTCTTTCGAGCCGTCGCGGGACTTGGGACCTGAGATCGCTCGGTTACTCGAACAAGCCATCGAAAACGAAGTCAACGCGCGGCTGAAGGCCATCGCGGCGAAGATCGGGTGTGCGTGATGGCAATCGGCAGAAGAAATCAAGACCAGTACATGTTGCGGCTGCCTGACGGTCTCCGTGACGAGATCAAGGCTGCGGCCGATGCAAATAACCGATCGATGAATTCTGAGATCATCGCTCGCCTGTCTGGCGATGTCGAAACGCTCCGCGACAAGTTCGCCGGTCAGGCGCTGGTCGGCCTCTATGCGTGTGGTGATCTCCAAATGGCAACGCTTCACGACCTCGGTCGCGTCGGTGTCGGCCCGTTCGAAGAGATCATGTCCCGTCAAGCCTACAAGCAGGCAGACGCCATGCTCGCCGCCCGAAAGGGAGGTGAGTGATGACCCGCACCTCCTGCCCCGCCTCCGAGTTCGGCTGCACCTGCAACCGCTGCGCGGTCGATCGCGACGACGATCTTGAAGCGCTCAAGCAGTTCAACAGGGCCACAACCACAACGGCGACCTTCCTCATTCTCCTCGCCGCCCTCCTCGGCCTAATGGCCGTGGGGCTCCTCAGAACCGAAAGCGCAATGCAGCGCGCAGCCATCATCAACCAGGAGTCAATCGTATGGAAATGACAGATACCAATCCTTGGGCGTGGTGGCAGAACGCCCTGGCCGGCAACATCGGCCCGATGCATGAAGGCATTCCCCAGCAGGGCTATTACCGCACCCGCTTCAAGGGCGGCCAGTGGGAGCCCGTGGCGATCTGGCTCGACGAGGCCGGCGGCTGGCTTGCGATGCGCGGCGAACGCATGGTCGACGCAGCCGACGCTTGGAACTTCTGCCGCACGCATCCGGTCAGCTACGAGGCCTATCAGAAGGCTATCGAGGGTGCTGGCTGGGATGACGAGCCGCCGGTCGCCGTCATGGGCCACAATCTTCCGGCTGATCCGTTCGAAGCCCTCAAGCTGGAGTATGAGGCCGAGAAGGAACAGGCCGAGGCGTTCATGAAAACGCCCGTTACGACGCAGGATCAGGCCGACAAGGCCGCAATCTGGTCGAAGCGGCTGACTGCAATCAAGAACAAGGCAACCGACCTGCACAAGGTAGAGAAGCAACCTCACCTTGATGCCGGCCGCAACGTCGACAACAAGTGGCGCGGCCTCAAAGAGGATCCGGACACGCTTGCGAAGAAGCTTAAGGCGCACGTTACGCCGTTCTTGCAAGAGCAGCAGCGCCTTGAATACGAGCGCCAGCAGCGCGAACGCGACGAGGCCGAACGGAAGCGCCGCGCGGCCGAGGAGCTGGCCGCCAAGGCTGACGCCAGCGACACCGCAGCGCAAGCCGCAGCGGAACGCCTGCAGCAGGAAGCCGACAAGCAGGAACAGGCAGCAAAGGCGAAGAACGCCCAGGCCGGCCGCACCGGTGCCCGTGTCAGCCTCCGCACGTTCCTGTCGGCTCGCATCGTTGACTACGACAAGGCTTTGAAGGCCTTGGGCAACCACCCCGAAATGAAAGCGCTCGTCGAGACGCTCGCCAACCGCGCAATCCGCGCCGGTGTCGACGTTGATGGTGTCGAGCGCATCGAAGAGCAGAGGGCCGCCTGATGACCGAAGCAACACCCCTCCTCGTCGCCGCCGTCAAATTCAAGTGGCAGAAGGACGAGAAGACTTACGACTACTTCATCCCCGGAGACCTCACCGTCGCAGTCGGCGACAAGGTCATCGTGGAGACAGCGCGTGGCGAAACCACCGTCGAGGTCATGGCAATCAAGCTGAATTCCGAAATGGCGCAAAAGACGATCGTTCGCCTCGTCGAGCCTGAAGCCGTCGAAGGAGAAGAGGCATGAACGCGCATATTCCCGCCCTTTCCGCCGGCGGTAGCGTCATGGCTATCGTTCCACAGACCTTCGAAGAGACGTTCCGCGTCGCGCGCGCGGTCGTCGCCTCCGGCCTCGCGCCGTCGGCGCTCATCGGCAAGCTGACCGGCGACGATGCCGCAAGCGCGGTTGCGGTTGCCATCATGTCCGGCGCCGAGCTCGGCTTGAAGCCGATGGTCAGCCTTCGGAGCTTCACGGTCATCAATGGAAAGCCGGCGCTTTACGGCGACGGACTGATCAATGTCGTTCGCATGTCTGGCCGCGTCGAGTATTTGCGCACCGGCTGCGACGAGATCGGCGGCAAGCTCGTCGGCTTTTGCGAGGCGAAGCGGAACGACACCGGCGAAGGGAAGCGTGTCGAGTTCTCGCAGGATGACGCTGTCCGCGCCGGCCTCTGGCAGACCGAGGCCATGGTCACGAAGTGGAACAAGTGGGACAAGAAGAACGAAACGAAGCCGAACGATAGTCCCTGGTATCGCTTCCCTAAGCGCATGCTCGCGTGGCGTGCCGCCGGCTATTGCCTTCGCGAACTGTTCGGCGACGTCCTCGGCGGCATCCGCGACGAGTTCGAGGTGCGCGAGATCGACGAAGTCGAGACGATGCGCGACATCACGCCGGCGAAGGCTGCCCAGCCTCCAAAGCCGCCGGTACCGCCAGCGCCGCCGGAACAGGCATCGAAGACCATTGAAGCCGAGCCTGCGGTCGAGGATGAGCCGGCCTTCGACCTTGGAGACTTCCTGGAGCAGCTCGAAACGTCGCTCGCCGGCGCCAAGGATGAAGTGGAGGTCGAGGAGATCTGGACCGACTTCGACGCCCCGGCCGTGCTGGAAACGAACGGCCACGCCGACATGATCGACGCTGCGTTCGCCATCAAGGATCGTCGGCTTGCGCAACTTTCGCCTTTGAACGGTGGCTGATCATGCGGAGGAAGGAAAAGCCACCGCTGATCCAGGCGATCATGACGCCACGCGGCCTCCGGGCCCACACTCAGGACGACGCCGAGAAATTGGCGTCGATCCCGGAAGGTTCAATCTTCGAGATCGTGCCTGTCACCAAGCGATCGGATAGGCAGCTCCGCACCTACTGGAAGGCTCTTGGTCTGGTGGTCAAGGTCACCCGGAAGTGGTCGAGCGCCGAAAACCTCCATCGCGATATCAAGATGACGCTCGGCTATCGCGAGGAGGTCGTGAACATGCGGTCCGGCGAAATCACCCTCGTCCCGGACAGCATCGCTCTCGACAAGATGGATCATGCCGAGTTCTGCGAATTTATGAAACAGGCCATGGCGCTGGTCGCCGACACCGTCGGCTTCGATCCGCTGGCCTTCCTAGATGAGGAACGCGCAGCATGAACCCGAAGCTTCTCCATATCCTTCAGCATTCGCTCGGCGCCGATGAATACGGCCGTGGCGGAGGATATCGCGACCACTTCGTCACAGGCGAAGGCAGCAAGGATCACAGCGACTGCATGGAGCTCGTCGAGGCGGGTTTGATGACGCGCCGCGCGAATATCGAGATCTATGGCGGGATGGATTTCTTCCGCGTCACGGAAGCCGGCAGGGCGGCGATGGTTCAACATAGTCCTTCGCCCCCAAAACTCACCAAGGGTCAGCAGCGATACCAGGATTATCTCAATGCTGATTGCTCGATGACCTTCATCGAGTACCTCAAGTACCGCGATGCGCGCGACAGGAGGGCAGCATGAGCGAGAGAAAGCACACTGCTCTGCCCTGGAAGGTCGTAAGCGCACCTAACTTCGACAACGGGAACGTCTACACGTCCATTCAACCGGTCAACGTTGATGAAGAGGCCATGAAGCCTTTGGCCATGATGAGTGGCGAGTTTCATGTCTGCCGGATGAGCCACACGGCTGCGCCTTGGCGGTTCAATTACTACCGCGATAATGCGGCCTTCATCGTCGAGGCCTGCAACTCGTACTATGCGACGCGTGACGCCATCGTCGCCAAGGATGCTGAGATTGCGAAGCTCCGCGCTCTGCTATCGCGCGCCGAGGAATACGTCATCGACGGCGTAACCACTGCCAAAGAGCAAGCGGAGATGAATGCGCCCTACCCGGCCCGTGCGCCCCGCTTCTACGCCGCGCTTGCCGAGGCTCGCCAACTTCATGCGGACATCACCGCAGCCTTGAAAGGCGGTGCAGCATGATCAATTGGCAGGCCACCGCCTCCCACGTCATCGGTGAAGTTCACCGCAGCCTCCCGGCCGACGCCGACCTGGCCGCCCGCAAGAAGGCGCTGCGCGCCGCCCGTCCGTGGGAATTCGCGTCCACGAGCTGGGGCAAGAAGGTCTGGGCGAAGCACTCGCGCAAATATCTTGAAAAGTTTGGCCTGCCGCCGCTCAAGGCGAAGGTTGTCGAGGATCACCTCTCACCGCTTGAGCGCATGATCGCCAAGGCAAAGGCAGGTGAAGCATGACCGAGCGTTCTTCAAAACCCACCGTCAGAAATCCCGTACTTGCCCTTCCTGCCTCGCAACGCATTGCAGGACTGCCGCCGGAAGCGCGAGACGCGCTTGCCGCCATACTGAAGGAACTTTCAGTTGATGCGCGCGCCAGAGCACAAGAGAGCTGGCGCCGCAACAAGGGGCCGATGGCAGCCTATTGGAAAGCCGTCGGCGCGTACGCAACTCACCTCTATCGGGTAACGCGCCGATGACAAAACCAGTTCGCCTCCAGCTATCCCGCTCCAAGGGCTTCGACCTGCAGGCTGCCAGCCGCGCCGCAAATGGCCTGCCGGCAGTCAACGTGGCGCGGCCGACACTCTTTGGCAATCCGTTCATCCATCACGATCCGGCCGCCGCGGTTGAGGCCTATCGACGCCATTGCGAAGGCGGAACCAAAGTCTTCGAAATGGGACCGGGGAAGCTTCAGTTCGCGCAGAATGTCCACCGCAACAGCCTTCATCACGCTTGGTCGGAATGGCTGAGAACGGAAGGGCTGCCAGCGCTGCGCGGCAAGAACCTGGCGTGCTGGTGCAAGCCGGAAGTGCCGTGCCATGCCGACGTTCTGCTTGAGCTCGCCAATCGCCCGCAATGCGACGAGATGAAATGATGCTTGCGGTCATCAATCTACTTTCGCTCTGCGTTGCCGGCGGCCTCATCACCTCTGCGGTCCGAAAATTCCTCGAGAAGAAAGACGCCACCGCGGCCGTCCGGCTGGGGATCGGCCTCTACCTCCTCTTCCTCACTGCAAAGGTCATCGTTCCATGAGCGGTTTTCGTGTTGCCAACTTCATCCGCCCCGATCCGACGCCGACGCGCAGGCCGGCGAAGAAGCCCGCCTATCTGGCGTTTCTCCACCACCTCCCTTGTGCCGTCTCGGGCGTTTACGGCGTCCAGGCCGCCCATGTCTCTTACCCGAGCTCATGGCATGGAGCCTTTGGGCGCGGGAAAGGGACAAAGGTTCCCGACCGGTTCGCACTTCCCCTGTCGCCCGCAGAACATGACCTGCAGCACTCCGGCAAACTTGGATCGGAGCGCGATTACTGGGCCTCGAAGGGGATCGACCCGCACGAACTCGCAAATGCCCTCTGGGGCGTGTTCTGCGACTTCGACGAGGCAGAGGCAATCGTCAGATGCACTGCCATCATCAACCAGCGCTTGGCGTCAGTCGGCGCGCTCCGGTCGAGGGACGAGGTATGAGGGAAATAGTCGAGAAAATCGCTCAGGTGGCCAACGCCGTCGGCTGGCAAGCGGGTGAGCCCGCTATGGAACTCGCCGGCCAGATCGTTTCGGTCCTTGCCGCCAATCCCGAGCACATCGACCGCTTCATGAGTGAGGGCGCCGAGCTTTTCCTCGACGGCACATTCAACGCCGAAAACGGCTGCCTCACCTATCGGTCTATGGGCGGCGACGTCCTCAGCCCGTCCGTCCTTCGCGCGAAGAAAGGCATGCAGCAATGACCATGAAGGAGATCGAAGTGAAGGCGCTTGAGTGGCGCGAGAGCCGTATGGGAACAGGTTCTTTGGTTGCGCCGCATCCCTTCGGTGAGAACTATGTAGTCCACCAGACCGCCGAAGGGTACCGATCCGTAGGTCGAGGCTTCCATACGCTTGACGAGGCCAAAGCCGCCGCCCAATCCGATTTCGAATCCCGCATCCGCTCCTGCCTTCTCGATAAGCCGGAGGCGGTAGAGGGGGACAGCGAGATAATCGACGCTCTCCTCTCCAATAAACCATTCGTTTTCGACCCAGCCACGCATTTCGTACATGCAGATGACGGCGGCGCGCCCGAACACGGCATCAAGTATGTCCCTGCCGTAATGTCCGGGGCTACCGTGAGCAAATTCGATATGACGGAAGCTCAAATTCTCCAATGGATAGACGCATGCAACCATGAGCCGGCGAAAGCATCGTTACGGCATTACCTCACCCTCCGCCGTGCCCGCGCCGCCCTCTCCACCCCCGCCGATACGGACGCCGCACAGAGCGGGGGCGGCAGCCGTGATGCGCTGATCGATCAATTGTTGAAGGCGCTGGAAGCTGCTGAAACGTATGTCATCGACGGCGTGACGACGGCAAAGCAGAACCTGCAGATGAACGCGGCGTACCCGGCTCGCAAGCCCCGATATGAGGCCGAATTGCAGGAGGCGCGCGATATCTATGCTGAATGCCAAGCTGCGCGCCGCGCCGCCCTCGCCGCAGCCAAGGATAAGCCATGATCCCCGACCTCACCAACGCCAGCCCCGAAACGCGCGAATGGTACGCTCTCTCCGAGGACATCCGCCCGGCAGCAGTGGAACTTGCCGGTCCGCTTCGGCCCATGACGCACATCGAAACGCTGCTGGCGATCGGAAGGGCGATTGCCGGCGAACGGGAGCGCGACCGTTGGCAGCCGATCGAGACGGCGCCGAGGGATGGGACACGCATCCTGCTTCGCCTATCCAACGGCGAAGTCTTCTCGGGCTGGGGAACGGAGGAAGCCGGATTTCAGAAATTCCACGCGGACGGCACAGATATTGGCTGGCTCAATCCGCGGCACTGGCAGCCCCTACCATCTCCACCATCAGGAGGGGACGAATGAACCTTACCCCCATCCCCCTTCACGAAGCCGCCGCCCTCCTCGGCATCACCGAGCAGGATGTCGGCAATCCCGTTCGCCTGGTGCGCGAGTTGATTCGGCGCCACGAGATACCCTTTGTGCGCTGCGGACGATCGGTTAAGCTCCGCCCCGATCAAGTGCGGCTCCTTGCTGAGAAGATGGTTCAATGCCCCTCAAGATCACCAGACACGACAACGGAATTTACTATGTCTCCGGTACCGTCACTGTCTGGCGAAATGGAAAACCTCATCCAGTTGAGGTCCGCCGCTCCACAAAGGTCCGGGACCGGGAACAAGCGGACGCCATCAAGCGGCAAATCGAAAACGAGGTCGCGGAGCGCAATATCACCGGTAAAGAACCCGCTCTCACGTTCCGCCAGGCGGCAAAAAGATACGTAGAACACGGGGGCGAGGCGCGTTTCCTTCGCGCCACCAAAGACGGCATGTTCGAGCTGCATTCACGTTTCAACAGGCTGGCAAAAAAGCCGGTCGATGAGATCACGCAAGAGCTGATCGACGATGAGGGATTGAGGGCCTATCCGAACCCCGCCACCCGCAGGCGACAGTTCCACGCGCCGGTGATCGCCGTTCTTCGGAAGAGTGGCGTCAAGCAGCAGTTCGAGCGCCCCGAGGACAGCCAGAAGCGCACCGACTTCTTCCGGCCCGACCAGGCCGTAGAGATGTTGGCCCGCATCATGGATGCTCGGTACCCGAATCCATGGGCGCCGGCTTTTGTCACGTTCCTTTTCGGGCAGGGATCGCGCATCAGCGAAACGCTCTCTATCGACGGCCGAGACGATATCAGCCTTGACCACCGCTACGCCATCCTGCGCGACACGAAGAGCGGCAAGGAGCGCATGGTCAATCTCTGCGCGCGCGTCATTGCCGCGTGCTCGACGCTTCCGAACCTTGGACAGCGCGGCCCGTTGTTCCTTCGATACGACGGCAGGCCGTACGCGAAGAAGGAGGACCGAGGCTATCGGTTCGGTTTTTGGAACCGTGCCGTGACTGAGATCGGGCTCGACGCGACGGTCTACACGCCCCATACGGCGAGGCATTCTTGGGCGACCTGGTTCTATAGCCAGACGAAGGACGTCGTTCGCCTAAAGGCTGAAGGTGGGTGGGATTCTTCGGAGTGGGAACGGTACGTCAAGCTTGCGGCGCCGAGCCTTGGAGCGGAGGCCATAAAGCACAGCTTTGACTTCCGACAGTTTCACGAATTTGACGGCCGAAACAAAAAATCCGCAAACAGCTGA